GAAATACTTTATGAAGAACCTATTGATCCATTATTATCTGATTATAATAGAAAAACAGAAGATAAAAAAACAATTAAAATAGCTACCGATAGTAAAGAAATAGATATGAGTGATGATGAATCTGTATTATCCACAGACGAGGAAAAAGAATTAAATGATTTTATTCGTGCTAAATAATCTAAATAATAAGCATATAAGTTTATTATTTAAAAATAATATAATTTATAACTTATAAAATGAGTAGTTATCAAATATTAGAATATGTTTGGTTAGATAAAGACCTTAATCTAAGATCTAAAACAAGAACAATAGGCAATAGATATCTTCTAGATTTTGATCTATCAAAACACTTATTTCGGGATTTAAATAAAAATCAACTTGATATTGAATTTAATAAAGGATTACAATGGAGTTATGACGGTTCTTCAACTGGACAAGCTCCTGGTGATAATTCTGAAATAATTATTAGACCCGTCTATATAATAAATAATGATTATTATAATCAAAAATATAATACCGATAATTACTATATTGCTTTTTGTCAAACATTTGATTTCAATCTAACACCTTTGGAAAATAATAATTATAATAAATTAATTGAATATTTATCTAAAGATACAGAAAATAAACCATATTTTGGTTTTGAACAGGAATTTTTTATAACACAAATTGATGAAAGTAATCCTAGTGAAAAAACAGACATGCCAGTAGGATTTTATGGAGATGAAACTATCCATCAAGACCAACAACAATATTATTGTAGTAATGGTCCTTCAAATGCTTTTGAAAGAAATTTTGTAAATACGGTATATAATGTTGGACTTAAATCAGGACTGAAATTATCTGGACTTAATTCAGAAGTTGCTATAGGTCAGTGGGAAATACAGGTAGGACCTATCCAAGGCGTGGAAGCTTGTCATCAATTATGGCTTTTAAGATTTTTATTGAATAGAATTTCAGAAGATTTCAATGTTAATGTAAATCTACATCCAAAAATACTTCCTGATTGGAATGGTTCAGGATTACATACTAATTTTAGTAATAACATTATGCGAAAAAAAATGGATAATAGTGATAAACAAGAAAGAGTTTATCAATATATTATCAAATATATTGAATCATTAGAAGAAAGTCATGAATTAGCTATGCAAACATATGGAGATGATAATGAATTAAGAATGACAGGTGAATGCGAAACAGCTAGTTTTGAACGTTTTACTTATGGTATTGCTGACAGGGGTTCTAGTATCAGAATTCCTATAAATGTAAAACTAAATAAATATGGATATATAGAAGACCGTAGACCTGCTTCTAATGCGGACCCTTATAACATATATTCTATATTAACATTACTTAATATTTAATTTTTATTTATAGTTTATTAATTATAAATAATAAATGTCAATTGATGATTTAAAATGCAGACTAACAGTAAGTAATACTGAAACCATATCAATAAATGATGATATTAAAAATAATCGTTCTGTTTTGTTATCTATATTTAGCATTTTTTATACTATTAGTATTATATTAAATATAATGTATGGTTTCTATTTTCTCTTTTATAAACAAAGTTTCTATGAAGGAGAATTTATAAAAATTCTAATTATTGTTACATTAGTATTAGGTTTAGTTAGTTTCATAAATGTATTTTTAATTATACAAAAATTAGATAAAGAACATCTTATTAGTTTATATATACTTTTGTGCTTATCTATAGCATGTACTTTTATATCTGGTTATCTATTTTTATCCTATTTATCTAATTATAAATTATTTAGTATCTATTTATTTATATATACTTCAATAGTTTTAGTTCAAAATATCATATCCTTTATAATAAGTATTACCTTTTTAGTAAAAAAATATAAAAATAGATTATTAGATTTTCCTAAAGCAAATATTATTAACTATTATAGTAGTAATACAAAAAGAGTAAAATCTAGATTAATAGAAACTATATAGTAAATATTATATATGTAATTCATCTCCATACATATTCCATCCTATACCTATATATCCTGACTGTTTATGTAATACCCGACACCTACTTGAACAATATACTATATCATTAAATTCAACAAGTAGTGATTTATTTGGAAGATTTTTTATATAAACGTTACAAAAGGGATAGCCGCATAAATCAACATTTTTTGTATATTGTTTTTCTACATACTTTTCATTATGTATATATTCCATACATTCTTGACAACATGTATTACCCATATTTTATAATACAATCATAAATTTATATATAAAAATATACATTAAATTTGATTAATATTTATTTTTATTTTATCATGTTAAAAATATGGAATACAATAGAAACGAAAAAAAAACTGGAACTATAAAAATATCAGAACAAGACGGTAATAAATATATAGGTTTCCTCGAAAATTCATATGAAGATATGAAAGAAAAAATAAAAATGTATGAGGAAAAACAAGATGCTCTTGATACCAGAATTAAAGAACTTCTATCTGAAAAAAAAGATTTAGTAGATGAAAATAATCATCAGGAGAGTGAAATTAATAGATTAAAGGGCGTTTGTTTAAATCTTCAAACAGAAATGACTGCTACAAAAATGTCAGAATGGTGTCTTAAAGACCCAGAAGAACTATATGAAATTGAACAGGGCATTAATGAAAGAAAGGCACAAAAAAAAGAAATCGATCGAAAAGAAAAAGTTATAACTACCCTACAAGCTAAAAATAAACATCTATATAACAAAGTTAACTTTTTATATGGTAAACATAAAATGATTAGACAAGTTTTGAATAGTGAAACTATGGTAGTACATCCATGGGTAAATGATCATGGATATAAAAAAGAACCTAAAAAATTAGATAATCCAACTAATTTTAATATGAGTTTAGGTGATTGTGGTGGTTTTGGTATGTTTGAAGAATCTATAGAATCTTATAGCGATGACGAAGGCATATTTAATAACTTAGATGAAATAGTAACTCTGTAAAAATATAAAATTGATTTGTAAATTTCATTTTTTTTACAAATAAATTTTTGATATGTTTATAACAGACTATAGAGGAAATATCTATTTATTCGCAAATTTGTGTCTAAATATTTTATATAAAAAGCTTCCATCATATGCATACTTTGAATCAGATTCTGAATTAGACATACTTTATTGGAATAAGTTTACAAATAAAGAGTCCATGATTATTTTAAATAACATTTTAAATAGGTACAAAAATGATAGATATATTTACAATATTGTTAAACGTGATAAATTTGTGTCATATAAAAATAAATTATTAAAATTAGTTTTATTAATTAATAAATTTGATATATAAAAATAAATAATTAAATATATTAATATTCAATATATGGATGAACTTTATATTACACCTAACAGTCCCTTATCTCCTAAAAATGAATCTAATATAACCAATCTAATTAGTATTGTTGAGAATAAAAATGAAGAAGATAAAGAAATTGAGGTATTCTGGTATGGTTTTAAGCAATCTATACTTAATTTTTCTAAAAATAATGATAAAATATACAAAAATCTTTATTATCAACTTGAATTTATTAGTAATAAACTGAATAACCTTAAAAAAAACAAGCAATTTCTAAATATCATTGAAATCATAAGTAATTTTATTAATGATTGTATCATAATTATTTTTAATGAACTAATTGATTCATATCATTCTAATATTTTTATTACAAATATAAAACGGTGGGAAATCATTATTGAACAAAATTCAACAGAAAAATTTTTAAACAAAGAATTAGTACTTTATGCTAGAATTTATAATAAAATCGTATCTAAAAATAATATTATTTCTAATGATGACCATATTAGGTTTTTTAAATCTATAGACATTAATAATTATAATGAAAATGAAAAGATTATAGAATTAACATTCTTAGTTTTAAAATATAATGTCTCTTATTATTTAGATATAATACTCAAAAATTATCTATATATAATTCCATATTTAAATCAAAAGTATAAACTAAATATACACAAATCCACTAAAGGTACAAAAATCATTAAACTTTTAAAAAATCATATATAAAAAATAAATTAATATTATTATTTTATTCTTTAGTTTGCTTTTTTTTATAGATTATAAACCTTTTTTTACAATTCAAAAATGGATATTTTTTGTATAACTTAAAAATAGCTTTTTCTTTGAGTTTTGCTTCAATCATTATGTCTATATCTGTATTGTATTTATCAGGTATTTCTAATAAATAGTTAGGTATTGTTTCAATATAATCAGAATGATGACCTACTCTTCCACACCCTTGCTCAGATACATGAAACTTTGGTTTGATACCACGTCTTTTCCAGGTTTCTAGAATATCAGACATGTATTCTTCAGCATTTTTAAGTTTTATGTCAGGGTGAAGCTGAATATAACAATCATGGTGATGTGTGTCAAACACTACTGGTATATTTGCTTCTTTTGAGACCTCAAGACAATCTTCAATGTTAAAGCATTTTTCACAATTCTCTAAAACAAGCCTTCTACGTATACTATCGGGAGCATTTTTAAAATTTCTTGCCCATCTTTTCATGGTTTCCTTTTTGTCTCCATATACACCACCTCCATGTACTACCATAACTGAGTCTTGGTCGCATTCCATTCTGTCAAGTATGTCCGCGTGACAGCTAAGATCAAGCAGAGTGTTTTTTAAAACATCTTCGTTGGGAGTACCCATAACATCATATTGACCAGGATGAAAGGTAAGTCGCATATTATATTTTTTAGCAAGTTTTCCTATTTCTTTGAGCTTTTGGTCAGCAAAATCCAACGTATATCTATCTACTTTAGGATTTGAGAAATGTGGAAACATATCACTACTAAGTCTAAATACTTTGATTCCATTCAACTCATTCCACTCAATCATTTTAAGAATATCATCAAGATTTTGAAGACATAGATTCTGTACATATCGAATACCCTTTTCATTAAAAGTCCGCATTATACATGAACGTGAAGCAAAAATAGGTGGTTTTTGTTCTCTTAGTTCTGTGTTAAGACAACATAAACCTAACTGGATCTTTTTGTTTACAGACATTTTTTATTTTAATGTAAAATAAAAAATTATTCAAATTTTTTTTGAAATTATATGTTAATTAATTAATTTAGCAGCTATTTTTTCTTTTTCATGATATAGAGCTTTTACTACTCTATGTCTTCCATCTATTACTAAATAATAGCCTGATTTATTTCCAGAGGGTAATATATACTCTTTTAGTGTTATAGGATCTATATTATTACTATTCCCTTCAAAATATATTTTTTCAATTTGTTTTAATTTAGATTCATTTAAATTACCTACTGTATCGTTCTCCGATGGAGGAACTAGTCTTAATTTTGCTTTTTTTGCCTTATCATCACAATTATGTTTAGTCCATTTTACCATAGCCTTGTCAAACAATATTTTATTAATATCTATAAGTAGATTGGTCATTTAATAGTATTTTTGCGAATATTAAGAAATTTTAAAATCAAAATTTAATTTTATTTATTAACTGATTAATAAACTATCTATATATTATAAATGGTATATAAATATATAGTTAATCCACAAACTGGAAGAAAATGTAGAACTGATACAAGACTTGGAAAAAATATTATTAAAAACTATAACCAAAGTGCTGGTGCGTGTGAAAATTGTAATAGATTAGAAAGTGAATTAAAAAAATGGAAAAGTAGAGCTGCGTTTTTAAATGCCCAGTTACAAGAATGTTGGGCTAATGAAACTAATCAATAATTATAAAATCACTTTCGTATAAACAAAAGGTTCTAAAGTTTATAAAAATTTGAAATAAAAAATTTATTTTAAACTTTTAATAAATGTATAAACCTACACAAACAGAACAACAAAATGTATTTGATGTATATGACATTATATCTAATGAATTTAATAACACGCGTCGTTCAGTTTGGGAGGGCGTTAAATCCTTTTTAGATTCACTTCCAACAGGTCATTCAGGATTTGAAATAGGGTGTGGAAATGGTAAAAATATGTTGTATAGAGGTGACCTCATTATGGAAGGTATAGATACATGTGAAAATTTTGTTAAAATTTGCCAAGATAAAGGTCTTAATGTAAATAGAGGGAATATTTTAGATGATTTACAAATTATTGATAAATATGATTTCGTTATTTCTATAGCAGTTTTTCATCACATATCTGATTATAAAAATAGATTTAACGCACTTTACAATATGATTAATATGTTAAAGTCTGGAGGAAAAGGTTTACTAACTGTATGGTCTGTTGAACAGGACTATGATTCAAAGAAAGAATTTGTAGCAGGTGATAATATAGTTAAATGGCACAAACGTAAGATATTAGAAAATGGTAGCCAAGGATTCGATATTTACAATAGATATTATTATGTTTATGATAGAAGCGATTTTTATGAATACTTATCTCTATTTAATTCATATATAAATATAGAGAAGGTATTTAATGAAAAGGGCAATTGGTTTTGTCAATTCATTAAAAAATAATAGTAATATATTATATAAATGGTGAATTATTACATAAGTCCTAATCATTATTTTTATAAAGAATATAAAAATGGAATTAAGAAAAGAGTTTCGAAAAATGAATATATAAAAAAACAAAAGGGTGGTAATTTAGCAATTGACTATTCTAGACTCAATAGAACATATGAGTTTGATTGTACTCATAAAAGTTTAATGTTTACACAAAAAACTATAAGTCATAAACTAACTGGACTAAATAATATGACAGAAATATATAATCAGGTTAAAGGGCTCAGAGAAACAGGGAGATTAAATCATGGATTTACTAAAGATGATTTAATCAGGAATGGCTTATCGGCAAACCTATTTACTTTAGAAGCTATACCTGTCATACAATCTGGTACAACTGTATTGTATATTTGTAATAATAGAAGATTATGTCTACTCAAAAATTTAAAAGTAAATCTCGGATTTAATGGTATAATAAACATAAATACAAGACCTCAATGTGGTCACCAAATTGAAATAGGTTCAAATGATCCATGGATAAACTATGGTAATAGACCAGGTAGAAATTGTAGTGAATTAACTAAAAATGTTAATCCTTTTAGAAGATAAATTTATTAATGAGAAAAACAATCAAAAAATCGTGAAAGCAATTTCCTACTATTTTTTTTATTTTTAGTGATTTTCTTTCCTAAAATTATTTTATCATTGCTATTTTTTCTGGATTTTTCTTCTTTGAAATGTTTGTCTAATATTTTTCTTATATCTTCATCTGATAACTTTGCTATTAGATGATGATAATTAAGCATACTGGAACATCGACTATTCATAGAAGTCATCTATAATTATTACTTATAAAAAAAACTTATATCGTTTTTATATTTTTTTAGAAATTAAATTTAAACTTAAAATATTTCATGGAAAATCTGTATTATGAGTGAAATCTATAATAGTTGAAAGATATTTAAGGGCTTCTTCTTCAGTTTGGCATTCATGTATTTTATTTTTTTGGTTATTATCTAGTTTGTCTTCCATAATAATACATATATGTTCTTGGTAATTTTTACCATTAAGTTCGTTAAAACCTCTCAGACAGCATAGTCCTTTAAACATTTGAGGTGTCATGATATACTGAGGGTTCATAGTAAACTGTGTAATTTTTGTTACAATAAAAAAACTTATCAAATTTTTCTTATTAAAACCTCCCCCAACCACGCAAAAATTGGATTTTCTTTTTCAACTTTGGGCAGACTAACCTAAAAAATCTATATTAAAGGCGATGGCTGGTGGGGGTGAAAAAAATTTGATCGCCATGCCCCACTTTCTTCGTAAGTAACCAACATCCCAAAGGGTCATGTGTAACGAAGATTGTGCGATTTGCATGGAAACTATGCGTGGAGTCCCTCAAAATGGGGTATCTATGAAATTTTGGGCGTTGCGGAAGCGAGCTGGAAAGGTGGACAACAAGACACAGTGCGAACGCTTGAAGTGTGGACACATGTTCCACCTTAACTGTATTTCAAAGTGGTTTTTACAATGCGAGAATGATGCTTCGGCAAATTGTCCTATGTGTCGTTCAAAGATCAAGTTCAGCAACAAGTTTGGTATACTGAACCGCAAGATGTACATCAAGAAGGAGTGGATTCAACATACTCAAATGTTTGACCAGGTGTTTAGTAATCGCGATGGAGATGATTTCTACGATGAAGACCCCGAGGATTCGTCGGATGAGGAAAGCCAAAGCGGTGAAAGTCATCCAAACAGTGATCTTGAGTCTGTAGACGGCGACAGTGGTGAGGATTGGGAGACTGATAGCGACTGTTCTGATTGTGAAAGCGACGATGAAGATTGGGAAAGCGACAGTGACGATTCGGATTGGGAAAGCGAGAGCGACGAGGAAGAGGATGACTTCCCAGTTCGTGGCAGGAATTATTCGCAAAATGCCCAAAGGCGGTTAGCGATTTTGTATGAAAACATGGATGGGTATGAGTACTACGACATGTCATACAACAAATTTGTCACCGTGTTTTCCCCAACCATCTTCGAACTATTCAAGTCCAAGCAGGTTATGGATGGATTCTACAATACAGAACCCGTACGTTCAAAGAAGGGTTTTCAAAATTCAAAGCAGGGTCAAGACTTTGGTTGTGCCAAGGTTTAGGTAAGTTCAGGTAAGGTTTTTCTTTAAATAGTTTTTTATTTTTTTTTATAATTATAATTACTTATAAATAGATTGTATATATAGATAGTATATGCTCTCTCAAAAAAAACAAACCCTAGAAAATAATAATAATTCCCAGGTGGATGTTAATTCTGGGATGAAAACCAGTCATGAAAAAAATTTGATGCACACCGGAGATTTTTCCCCCCAAACATCTTCCAACAAATTTGTGATGACGTCGACAAACCCGCTTTTTGCTACATATGAACAGGCTGTTCAGGAGTCTTCTAATTATTCCGTGGGTGAAAACGGTATGCTTCAATTTAATGCCGGGGGTCTAAGCTCTTCCCAAGACCCGATTAAGCAAGCGGAGGCTGCTATTTCTGCCCTTTCAGTTGCTCTTGTTCGTGGTGACAAGTCTGGAAACCCAAGCAAGGGAAAGCGTGGAATTCGCAAGGCTTCTGTTCCCACCTCTAAGATGATTTCTGGTGTGACTCGCAGTTCAATCATCCAACTGGTCCAAAGGGCTTCCCAGGCGTGTAAGAACATCCCCGATGAAGTAGCACGGGCTGATTACCTTCGCCGCCTGATTGTGCTTGCCTTTAACCTCCGTGATATTCGAGGCACTTTTGGAAAGGGTGAGCGAACGCTTTTCCACTGGATGTTCATCGAGCTCTACCACATGTTTCCCAAGACGATGCTTGTTCTTGTTCATGAGATTCCCAACTACGGCTCTTGGCTTGATCTTAACAAGCTCTATGAGCTGCTCCATTCTGAGAAGCACCGCTATGGAGACCTTATGAATGAGATTCTGACCGCTTACGTTACCCAAATCCTCATGGATAACGAGACTCGCAAGAAGAACTACTCCATGAAGCCTCATGAGCGTGATGCTGAAGATAAGCCAAAGATTTCTCTGGCTGCCCGATGGGTTCCCAAGGAAGGTCGTGCGACTGACCGATTCACCAAGATGACCAAGGCTCTTGCGCGTACAGCCTTCCCAGATGTTTGGGAAGATAACTTTCAGCATGCTCTCAATCTCTGGCGCCGCATGGTCACTACGCTGAACCGTGAAATCCACACCACGGAACAGCTAATGTGCGCAAAGGAGTTTAGCAAGATCAACTTCCGCCTTGTTTCTGGTCGTTGCCTTAACAAGTTTACCAAGGCATGGCTTGATGAGGACCGTAAGAAGGCACGCCAACATCCCGGCGACCATGACCGTAATTTGTGCCGTGAGCATTACGAGTCATTCCTCAAGCTTGTGGCAAAGGGGAAGGTGAGCGCCAAGGGCAAGTCCATGTTTGTTCACGAGATTGCGAACGAGGTCCAGACGAGTTGGCCTCTTTCAGAAGACCGCCAGATTCTACTAGAGGCACAGTTCAAGGACCATGTTGATGCGATTGAGAAGTACCGCGTCGAGCATGAGCTCACTGGACTTGGGGATTCCATTGCTATCGTAGATGTTTCCGGTTCTATGAGTGGAGACCCCATGGGATGTGCTATTGCGGTCGGTGTGATTGCTTCTCATTTCAATTCTGAGGCATGGAGGGATTACGTTATGACCTTCACAAGCACACCTACTCTGGTACGCCTTCGTTACCCTCGCAGTCAGAAGGAGTATGATGCGACCAAGAGATATGGTGGATACAGTTACTATGGTGGCGACAGCACCTCCGGTAACAGTGTTTACAGTTTCCTTGGTCCATTTGACCCTCGCCAAGCGAACCGTGAACTCACATGGCTTGAGAAGCTCCGTGTATGTTCCAGCGTTGATTGGGGAATGAGTACCAACTTCCTCAAGGCAATCGATTGCGTGACGACTACGGCTCTGGCTGCTGGTGTTCAGCTTCCTGATCGCATTCTCACAATTACCGATATGCAGTGGGATGCGGCAAGTTCCAGTGGTGATGTATCATGGACGAACGATACTCTTATTGGAAAGGCTTTGAACAAGCACAACACAAGCACTTCTTGGAAGTTCAACAGTGGATGGGATACTGGTGTCGAGATGATTGAGGCTATGCTCTCTCGAACAACTCTTCCTGATGGAACACCGCTGAAGATGCCCCAGATGATCTTTTGGAACGCCCGAGGTGGTCATGGTGGTTATGCTGTTCAAGCGGACCACAAGAACACTGCCATGGTCTCTGGTTTCAGCACCTCCATGCTCAAGGTGTTCCTTCTTGATGGTGTACTGGCTGAGCGTTCTGACCCTACGATTACAACATGGGATACACTCGAGAAGGTGCTTTCATGTGAGGACTACACGCAGATTCGCATGCTGACCGTTTCAGTTGGTGAGGGTCCATTCCGTTGTCTCCAGGCTGTGTACGATGGTGCGGCGATTCATATGCCCAAGACCTTTGGCAAGACCCAGCAATTGGTTGATTCGGTACAACCCAAGAAGAAGAAGGCAGCAGCGACAGCTGTTCGTGCTCAAGTTCTATCACCACCTCACTCTCCTCCCCACCCACCGGAGACTGACAGCGATTCAGATAGCTGTTCGGATATGCCTCCTCTTGTAGAGGGTGCTGCTTTCTCTCCCGAAGATGCTCGATTGGATGCTGTGGAACAAAAGGTAGATGGACTTGCTTCAGCAATCGGAGGAATCCAGAGCATGCTTTCTCAACTACTCGCACGGAAGTAGGTAAGTAAAACCGCTTTAATACTATCATAAAACTTTTTTTTTAGATATATTATCTAAAATATAAGTAAAAATTTGATAACAAATACAAATTTATTTGTTAATTTAGATGAACGACCGTACTAAAAAATGGATAAAAGATGATACAACTAATATAGATATAATGAAAAATAAAGGCTTTACTAATAATCAAATTAATTTAGATTCTATCTTACGAACACGATTATGGAGAGGGTTACGATTTAAAGATAAACAAACTGGGGAAATTTATAATCTAGACTATATATTCCATGACTATACTTTTAGAAACAACGATAGTAACTGTTGTAAGATTAATATATTACTTAATTGGACTAATGATGGTATCATATTTATAAATCCTACAAATGGATATACATGGATTGCTGATATATTCACAGACTATAGAATAGATAGAGTTCTGAATCCATATAAAAAATATTTTGAGTTATTCCCTTTTTGCGAAAAACATTCTAACCATATACATGTTAATGAATCTGGACCATTTTGTTTATGCGGAGATTGTAGCCCCAGACAATCTAAACACAAAGATACAAACACACATAAAAAAACCGGCGGTTTGGTTTAATATTCTACAATAAAAATAAAATTTGATTTTTTTTTATTATTAAAAACACATAATAAAATGGAAAACGATATTGTTCCACTTCGAAATCGATTTGATAATTGGACACTTTCAAAAAGGAGGGCTGGTGCTAAACTGGTCATATCTGATGACAAGACGACATATCTATGTAATCAATTATATGTTATAGCGGACTCACGTAAAGTGTTTTCAGATGGTTTTTCGTCTACAATTAAAGTATGTTGTTGTGAATGTTCTAAGGGAGTTTCATGTATGCTTTCTACATGGTATCAATATGCTAATTATTCTTGTTATCAATGTAATCGAAAAATCAGCACTATATATAATCAGACGTGAATTGAAAATTTGATTTTAATTTATATTTTGTTATTAAATAACAACAAAAATCTACATGTCAATTGAGGTTAAAAAAACTGATGAAACTATTAATCTAAAAACACCAGTAAATATAGAACAATTTAAACAGTTGGTTGAAAACCTACATGAATGTCAACTCAGATTTGCTAAAGAAGCCGCTTCTAAATTCAATATACCCTTAGAGGATGTTATTAAATGTATTCCTGATAAAGATTCATATAGTTTTGAATCCATAAACAAAAGCGCAGATAAAAATACTAAACAAAAATCCTCCAAAAATAAAAAAATGAATCTAGATAATTGGCAATCTGCTCAATCTAAAGAAGAACTATCATCTCTTAAAATATGTGACCTTAAATACATTCTACTGGATAAGTCACTAAAAACAAATGGTAACAAACAAGCTTTAGTAGACAGAATATGGTGTAATATTATCAAACCTGATGAAAAATCCGTGGAAGAGAAACCCAAGAAAAAGGGTCGCAAAAAAGAAAAAAAACAAGCACCAACTGTTGTTGAGGATTCTGATAATGAACAGGTAGTAGTTAATAATTTTCCTACTAAGGAAGATAATATAACAAATATGATTGAAAATAATAGTACAAAAGTTTATTTAGATGAAACTGATAATATAATTTCTGAACAACATGACGAAACTAAATTTAAGGTTACGTGTATATTGGTTTCTTCCCGAGGATGGCTTTTCAAAGATAGTGATGATAGTTTCGAGTATTTAGGAATTGTTACTAACAATAAACTGGTTGAAGGTCCACCGCCCCAAGAATTAATAGATCTATCGGCGTAATTACGAAAAATTTGATTTAAATATTTTTTTTGGTTAGTTTTTAACCTATCCCAATGCGGATCCAAACCTTAAAATGCTTTAGCAGCGCGTCTATATCGCTGAATTCTACAAAATACCCGCTCAAATCACATCAAAAAAAGGGGGTTAAATGGATGCTAGAAAAGGAGTTGGAGACAAGTGTAAAAGGTGGACTGCTTTGTGATGACCCTGGACTCGGTAAAACAATCCAAACAATTGGGTTAATGTTGGGAAACAAAGTAAACTGTACACTCATTGCTGTACCTACCTCAGTAATAAATCAATGGTACAATGTTATGTGTGAGATTTTCACTAAAGAGAAGGTTTACCTTCACTATGGGACTGAACGCATAAATAATAGCATGAAGTTGTTGTATAAGATACACGAGTCTCCAATTGTAATCACATCGCATTCCTCCTTGTTTAATATCCTGGATAAAGAAAACCAACACACTTGCCTTCATGATGTTCACTGGGGTCGTGTAGTCATAGATGAGGGACATACAATTAGAAATCAAAAAACGTTGCTTCATAGGATGGCATGCGACCTCAACGCTAAACACAAATGGATTTTGACAGGAACGCCAGTACAAAACAAAGAAAAAGATATTAAAAGCCTATTTAAATTTATAGGTATTTCGGCGAGAGAGGTTAAAACTAACCTGGAAAAATGTATTTCTACCTACTTGTTGCGACGGACTAAGGATATTTTGTTTGATGAAACCTTCAAGAATTACACAGTCGTAAATCATAGCTGTGAATTCACAACACAAAGAGAACAGGAAATCTACTCAAAAATTCAAGAAGGTTCTATACAAAAATTTCTCAAAAAGGAAGAAGAAATGGTAAGTAATCCATATATTCAACTGCTTGAACTACTCCTTCGTCTTAGACAGGCTTCTATTCATCCTTCAATTGCTTTAGCCTCTTTGAAAAAGAAATTCCCTGATGAAAAGTGGGATGATGAGAGTTTTTCCTTCAATAAAGGTTCTACAAAAATGCTTTCAGCTCTTAACAAGATAAAAGAAACAAAAGGTCTGTCAATCGTATTTTGTCAGTTTGTAGATGAAATGGAATACATGAAAGAACTACTTCTGGAAAATAATATATACTCTGAAACATACAAGGGTGGAATGACAATCACAGAAAGACAGACTATTTTGGATAAATTCAAAAAAGAAAATCTAATTAAAAAATTTGTTATTAGTAAGAAAACTGGAAAACCTATCAAAGTTAATAATAAGAAACCTACAGTCCTTTTGATACAAATAAAGGCAGGTGGTGTAGGGCTGAATCTTCAACAGTTCAGCAATATTCTGATTCTATCTCCAGATTGGAATCCTTCTAATGAGATACAAGGTATTGCCAGAGCACATAGAATAGGTCAGAAAGATGAAGTAAAAGTTCACAAGTTCACTCTCATTGCCAATCCGAAATATGAAGTAAAAGATTCTTTGGATAAATCCAAACAACTAATGACTATCGACCAGCGTATCCTCAACATTCAAGTACAAAAACGTGATATTATGTCTTCAATATTGAATGATGATAGCCTTATCTTTAATGAAAAATTTACTGGAAAAGAACTTAATAACAAACTGTCTTACAACGATCTCCGAAGAATGATCATTGGTTCTTAAACAGTTTTGTATATAAATTTGATTTATTTTTTATTATTTTGTGAAAATTAAAATGACAAACGGTAGTATAGAAATAGATATTGTTATGGATAGAGATGAAACAAATAATCATAAATATATTACGGAAAAATTATTAGAAACTAAATTAAATATATTTTATCAGATTTCTATGAATAGCGACAAAAATTTTACTGATTTAGTCAAATCACAAATTCCTGAAATTAAAGACTATAATAATGCTGACAAGTATTTAGAAAAATTCAACAGTTCATTAACAGAAATATTCAAAAATGATACATCTGTGGATAAGATAAATACTACTGATATACAGGTGGTTGATAGTGTTACCCCTGATAAACCGACCAAATCAATAGAAAAACCTAAAAGAAAATTTAAATTAAATATCAAACCCAAAGCCTAATCAATCAAAAAATTTGATATAAAAATAAATTTTTTATTTTATTTAACAAATGTCAAAAACACAACTTATACGACAATTCCAGATACTTATCCATCAGTGTTCTATAACGGGTGAAAAAACCGCTACATTTAGGGCTCGTCAATATTCAAATGCTATAAAAATACTCCAATCATATGAAGGAGACTTTAATATAGATAATATTACCCAAATTAGTGAACATTTTAAAACAAATGGTACTAAAAATCCACAAAAAACTATTGAAAAAATCACAGATTTCATAAAATTAGGATATATACCACAAGCAAAAGAGGCATTAGAAAATCCTCAAATTAATTCTTTAATTGAATTAACCAGAATAGCTAATATTGGTCCTTCAAAAGCAACCGAACTCTTCAAAAAATATGGAATATCTACTATAGAACAATTACGAACGCAAGTAGAAACTAATCCCTCCATCATAAATGATAAACAAAAACTAGGACTAAAATATCACGATGACCTAGAAAAAAGAATTCCAAAAAGTGAAATGAAAAAGTATGATGTAGTTATTGGAAAATTTTGTAAAAATGTATCAGATAGTTTACAAATGTCTATTAATGGAAGTTACAGAAGAAAATGTCCAGATTCAGGTGATATAGATGTTCTTGTTACTGGTCCTAAAGGTAAAAATAAAGAATTACGAAATAAATTAATAGATTTGTTAATTACTAAGGGTATTATTCAAGAAGTATTAGCAAGAGGTGATAAAAAATTTATGGGAATAAGTAGATTATCTAAAACACACCCATGTCGACACATAGATATTATTGATACAGATATTGATGAATATCCTTTCGCACAACTATACTTTACTGGTTCAGGTGGGTTTAATGCTGATATGAGAGCAGTTGCTCTAAAAAAGGGATATTCTATGAATGAATATTGTTTAAGTGATAAAAATACTAAAGTGAAAATTTCTGAAGAAACTATTCTTCAAAAACTTGGAAAATCTAGATTTGAATGTGAAAAAGACATCTTTCAATTTCTTGATATGGAATATGTATTACCGGAAAATAGAAATAAAACTACCCTTTCTAAACTAAAATAATTATCTATCTGAACAAAAATCAAATGGATTACTATTTCTTTTTTTAGGTTCTCTACGAGCATACTCGCCTCTCTTAATCCATGGATGCCTTCCTGTCATAAGGTTAAACCATTTTTTATTAAACTTACTATACATATTTATACATTCTCCTTGAATAAATGTACCTAAATCAATATCATCTAATTCATTATATGGATAATATATAATCTTATAACGTTCAGCAAATGTCTTAAGTGAACATAAAACAAAATCATACAATTCTTTAAGATTGGGAAAACATAACATTTTGTTTTCAATATTCACTATATTATGAATAACGGGTTTATGATGATTTAGACACTCTTTTACCTTATTTTCATAATTATCACGTATATATTTTTGTTCTATAACCAATTCTTCATAGAGGGAGGAGTATTTTTGGATAAATCTATTTCCTTCATGATCAAGCACTTTTAAAGGTTGTTCTATACTTGTTCCCTGTAAACCATATAATCCATTTACCATTCTTATAGGAATTTGTAAAAATGTATTTTCTCTATTTGAAAAAGAATACGCATTAAAAACTATATAAAATACATTTTTTTCTGTATTTTTTACCTCTCTTTTTGTAGAAAAAAACTCATTTCGTATAATACATGTTCCAAAACCTTTATCATATAAATAGTGGATTACCTTTTCAGAAAATATGTCTCCCATGTACCAATTATATATACGGTCATTTTTTCTATCATAAACACTATCTACAGCTCTTGTAAGTATAGTTGATCTGCTATTCTTTATTGGTCCGAATCTTGTGAAAAAGAAATAAGCCTCGTAAATTGTAACATATCCATTACAATCTGTATCAATCAATTTTTTTAACACATCTATTTCTTGTTTTCTTAATTTACATTCACATTCAACCTCTAAATGGTTTACAAATATATCAGAATTAACTCTACAATTTTCAGAACCAAAATGCTTTTCCCAAAAATTGACACATTCACGTTGATATTGTTCTGAATCTGTATCTGTATCTTCATTTATTTTAAAAAGATTCATAATATCAAATCTGGAGTTTAGTTTTTTATTTTTGTGTATTTCTATCATTATTTTAATTCTATTAAGTATAATATTTATTTCATCTTTTTTATCCTCTATATCATTAAATATAACTTTCATAAATCTTTTAGCAATATTATTATTCTTACTACATTCTATATTTTTTTTAATATTGTCTAGATTATTTATTAATATATAAATTGACTTTATTATTAACGGGTCTTCAGTGAGTCTTTTGTATTCCTTTATTTCACTTAATAATTTATTTATTAGGATTATATCATTACAAATAGTACCATATTTTTTTTTTAGATTTTTTGTTTCACTTATTACATTTATAACAGTTAATCCTGTGGATATACATGTATTTATATTACTTATTATATCAACCATATTAAATAATATATATATAATTTATCAATAATTATGACAAAAATCATAAAAATTTGATTAAAAAAATTATTTTACTTTCATTATCAAAATGAATGTTCTTGAACGAAACAATATCATTATATCCGACAATCATGATGTGTATCATTTAAAATTGAATCATAGTGACATGATTGACCAAATTTCATATTTTCTTAAAAATAAAAATAGTCCGAATGTAATTAATCAAGCACTCAAAACATTCATAAATTCACGCAATTCATTAAATAAACCTTTCTATAAATATAACCATAATACTCGTAATATTGAAAAATATAATAATGAAATAGAGATTAAAATCAATATATTGGAAAATTATGGCGAAGCAATCTACAATATTGAATATGCGATGTCATTTCTATTTCCTTTAGCAGATAAATATATTAATAGATACACAATTAAAAGTGTAGACGAGCCTATAATATTATATATTTCAGGAAATGACCTTTTTATTAAAGGTGGTATTATTGGTATTTATCGTTTTCTCTTAACAAGACAAATATTCCAGATAATTGAAGATTTAAAAAACAGACCATATACACTAGATGAATATTATAAACACATAAAAAATTATGAATGTAAGGGTGAAGACCTCGGAGATTGTGTTATCTGTTTATCTGAAATCCAAAAAGGAAATATAGTTTCAACTACATCATGTAACCATCATTTTCATTATCATTGTCTATTCAAGTGGTTAGTACATAACTCAACTCCACCTTCATGTCCTTGCTGTAGAAAAATCCAAAATAGGGGTAGTTAACAGACATATCCTATAAATCATATAACAACCATTTATATAGATATGGTTCATTAGTATTATATTCTCCATAAAATTTTAATTCTTTTTTATTTATAAAATCGTCCATATATTTATCTATATGTTTATTTTTATCTCCTTTAAGACCCGAAACAAAGTTAGTCTGTTTATTTAATTCATAATCAAGCCAATCTTTTACAAAAACATAAAGATCATTTAGGTTACTAAATTTTCTGATAAAATCAATACCTGGTTGATCAAAAGGATTTAGTCCTATCAGTACTAACATTTATTAATTAAATTGTTAAACTTATAAGTAAATATAAATGAAAAGTTAAAGAAATCATAATATAATTAATAAATGTATAACTATCTTTTTTATAAAAAAAATGATCTATGTGTTATAGAAGATTGGAATAAAGATGTTCATGGTTCAAGTGGTGAAAAACAATTTGATAATTTTTTAAAAGCTAAAAAATTAGTATATACTTCGGTTAATGATGAATATGATATTAATAGTTATCCTAATAATATTGATTTTATAGAAAACTGGTCATATATGATACAAAATATATTTCCCACTCATCTTACAAAACCATATATAGCATTAGCAGATGTATATATTTTTAATAATTATTGTTTTGCTATAGATAAAACTAAATATATTATAAAAATACAACTTATATGGAAAAAATATTATAAAAATCTAATCAAAAAAATTAATATAGCAAAAAAACCAAATTCAATTATATATCGGGAATTATATGGTAAATATCCAGATAAATAATTTAGTTATTTAATAATTACATTCTTGATATGCTACAGGAAATGCCATACAATCTCTTATATTAAAATTTTGATTATCCATTAAGACCATACCTACTAATCTTTCAAAACCTAAACCACCACCCGCATGTTTCCATGTTCCATTATGTCTTAAATCAACATACCATTCAAGAGGTTTTCTATTTATATTTTTATCTACCATATTTTGTAATAATATTTTTTCATCATCTTCTCTTACTGAACTACCTATTAATTCTCCTATATATGGAACTAACATATCCATAGATTGGACAATATCTGGATTATTAGGGTCGGTTTTCATATAAAAACTTTTAAGTTTTTTTGGATAATTATAAACCATTATTGGACAACCAAAATGTTTTTCTGCCAGATATTTTTCACAAACTGAACCTAAATCATCTCCCCAAATTGGTAATTCTTCTTTTGGTATTTTAAGTTTATTTTTATTGAATGCTTTAGATAAAATGTCAATAGCATCATTATATGTTAATCTAATAAAAGGATTATCTACATAATTATTTAATCGTTTTATAACATCTTTGGTTACAAATTTATCAATAAATTCTAATTCTTTATAATTATGTTTTAAAATATAGGATATACTATATTTTATAAACTCTTCTGATACATCTAATAAGTCATTAAGGTCACAAAAACTTAATTCATACTCTATATGTGTAAAACTGGCTAAATGTCTAGATGTATTTGATTTTTCAGCTCTAAATGATGGATTAGTGGTATAACATTTTCCTAATCCAGAAGCAATTGCTTCTAATTGTAATTGTGAACTTACAGTTAGATAAGCCTCTTTTTTAAAAAAGTCTTTTGACCAATCAATTATTTTTTTGTCATTTTCCGTTTTATATGGGGGATTAGATGGATCAATCGTTGTTATTCTAAAAACTTCACCAGCACCTTCACAATCACTTGTAGTAATTATATTAGGATCTACATGATAATATTGATTTTTATTGAAATATTCATGAATAGCAAACATTAGATTACTTCTTATTTTAAATATAGCCGAAAACATATTAGTTTTAGGACGTATATGTTGATAATTTCGTAATACCTCCCTTTTAGGACGTGATTTTGATGATAATAGATATCCTCCTTTATCATTAATTGGACCTATAAAATCTATTTCATGTATATTAAATTCAAATACTTCTTTTGAAGTTTCAGGTGGGTATCGTAAAATACCTTTTAATTCTAATGAAGCTCCTATTGTTAAATCTTCTAATTGATTAAATATTTGCTTATTATCATTTATATCAATAATACATTGTATATTATTTGTATGACTTCCATCATTAATAGAAATAAATATTATATTTGGCTGTTTCCTAATATTTTTTATCCATCCACATATTTTTATTTTTTTACCCGATTCTATAAATAATTTAAGTTCTTCACTATTTTTTTCAATAAGACTTTTAATATCCATATAACTTATTTCTGTAAATATATAATTTGTTTTTATGTAATTTATTAAATATGTTTCGCATATTTAAAATAAGTCTATTATAAATTTAGCTTAAAATTACATAATATTAAAATCTGATTTATTAAATATTATTAAACTATGATTTAAGAATATTTTATTAAAGACAAATCCTTATTAATATTAATAATTATGTCAATTGATTTACAATTGGAAAATGAAGATATAATTTTTAATTATCTATTAAATAAAAATATTTCAGATTTTGAACGAGAAGATATGGATTCAATTAATACTTTAGAAAAAAAAGTTGATGACTATATAAATAATATTGAATTTGAAGATTTAATAGAATCGACACCTCAATTTAATACATCAAACACAAACAGTTATGATTGGATTAATATAAAATATAAACAACTTGTTAAATTAAAAATTACTTTGGATTTGATTACAACAAATATAATTTCATTTTATAAAAAAATTTAAAATTAAAATCTCATTTATTAAATATAGAAGGTAATGAATAATTCTGATAGATTTACATCTAACACTTTAGTAAACTTTTATAGAAGTAATTCTCCTATCAAATCTCCTTTAAAAATTAATACTTCAGCACCGATTGAGATAATACCTACTTCAAAAAACTCTCCTATTAATAATAGTGATTGTTCTTATGATTCATTTGAACATTTAATACCTAAATATGGTTCATTAGAAGAAAAAAAATCAGACGCTCCTATTTATAACTATAGTTCTAAATGCTCTGAATCTTCTAATTTTCCATGTTTTCCCCCAACTAAAACACCTCCTAATGAAAATTTAATGAAAGATATGTATCTTAATTATATAGCTAATTCTCATTTAAAAGATACAATCAATACAGAATAAAATTTTATAAATTTTCTACAGATAAAGGTGTTATAATAAAACTTCTTTTAATTATTTTACTTCCTGTTGATTTATTATAACCTAGGGATTGATTTTTTGGTTTTAGTTTTAAATCATTACACTTTAAAATTTGTCTCATAGTATTTATTGCTGGAAATTGTTGTTTGACTATGTTATTTTTTTGTAACGATGTTAAATAACTAGACTTATATCCCTTTTTTTTTAAATCATTTTGATAGTTTTTGAATTTATCAATAACGAATGGCATAAGAAAAACATCTCTATCTATTTCAGTTCCTATAAGTGTATTTATATCAGTAAATTCTATATTAATAAATGATAACATATCTCTTAGAATATTGTATTTATTATCTGTACTATCTACATTGTCAGTACTATCCTTATTATCAGTATTATTCATAACATATTATGAATAATAAATACTTATATAATTATAAAATTTGTTGTTAATTTTATATTTATCATTTCAGAAAAATGGACATAGAAAATTATTTTAAAAATGAAATAAATAAACTTTTAATCCAAAATAATATTTATTGCCAAGTTAATCTTAGAATATTTTTAGGGTATAATAGATGTATGGCAAGAGTTTGGGATGGAGTAACATGGGATATTAATAAAAGATGTTCTTGTCCTTCTGTATCAAATAATCTATGTAAAACACACTTAAAAAAATCACCTAGTGGATATATAAATCAATATCCAGATGAAAAAATTGTTTTAAGAGCATATAGAAAACATAATCATAATGTGGAATCTTTTATTAACATTACTTCCCATAAATCTTACTATAAGTATTTATTATTGAATTCATGTTTTAATAATAATTTAAATATTAATTTAAAAGATAAAAAAAATATAAATTATAATCTAAAGATGTCTCTGGAATCTCATGAACTTTTAGATAAATTATTAGAATCCCATTCAAATAATAATAGTAATAAAGATGATATTCGTTTGAAAATTATTAAAGATTTAAAAGAAAAAGATAATTTTCATTTAACTATTGCTGAAGATAAATTTTTAAAGTCTAAAATAACTCAAATATTAGAAACTAAATCTAAAACTTTAGAGAATACTAAACAAGAAAAAGATGATTTATCTATAAATAAATCAAGTAAATATGATTTTAATATAGCAGATTTAGAGCAACTTACTATTATTGATAATGACTTTAATGAATTTACTTGTTATATATATTTCGACCATAAATCTAATAATCTTCTTTTTACTAAAAATAAAAAACAAATAGGATTTTATAGAGAGTGGATTGATGATGATGATGAAGTTCCAGATGATTTTAAAACTAAAGATTCAAAGGTTCTCCATCCAGAAAACCAACTTCCTATTATAGAGGTTGAAATTACTGAAAATGGGAGTAAATATTCAGGATTAAATTCAGGAATATATAGAGAATACGAATATGATGAAGATTTTGAACAATTTCGTCAAACTAACCAGATACACAAAATGTAATAATTAAGTTTTTTTATTTTATACTATTTTAAAATTTCTGAAAATTTTAAAATTTATCATAAAATTTTTAATATTAAATATATTTAAATGGAACGTATTAATATAGATAATAACTATATGACTTTAATTAATATGTATAATCAAATGTTTCCATCACTAGATAATAGTGTTATTAAAATGATAATGGATGAAAATCCTGAAAATACTGTTTTAGACATTCTTTTAGAATTATCTCAAGATATACCTATACCTCAACCACAACCCAATAGAATAGAAGGATTACCTTCTCCTATTGATTTACAAAGTAGTAAAAAACCATCTCCTAAAAATAATTCACAATATGAATTAGAATATGAATTTAAAGAAAATGAAATAGATACAAATGACAATTTTACAAGCTATGAAACAGTAAATGATTCTGATAATGAATTTGACCCAATATTTGGTGGAGAAGGAAGAGATAGAAATAAAAATAAATCATTTTTTGGAGGACTTTTTAAAAGAAATACATATGAAAAAAGATTTAATCCAGATGATGATTTATAATTTTCATACATTAAAATTTGATTTAAATTTTTTATTTCAAAAATTTAACATTGAAATGACAAATTCAACCTATGACTTTTTTGTATTATTAGAGTTATTCATTTCTAATCTAAAATCAATTGGTATTTTTGAATGCCAAACGGTTTATATTGATAATATAAACATAAATATACATCTTAAAACAACTGATAAATCTACAAAATGTATTGCTTTAGTAACTGATCCACAAACTAATGTAGTTCATCGTTGTTCAAGAACTAAAAAATTTGGAGATTTATGTGGATTACATAATAATAGAAAAAATACATTCAAAACAATTAATAATGACAATTCAAACAATACTGTTAGAAAATTTTCTATCAAACTTACTAAAAAAACAAAATCCACAGATATTTGTGAAAATAATAATATGATACCATTTTCTTGGGACAATACTGATTATATTATTGAAACATGCTCTGGAAATGTTTACTACGATAATCTTTTAGAATACAAATTTTTGGATAACATTAGTAATCTGAATATACCCATAGACGTGTATTAAATCCTGGTTAGACAGTTGGTATGGTGTTGGGAAATGGATGGTCAAACAAAAAAAAATTTGACTACATTTTTCCAATTTTGTTTTTTGTAACCAACTCTCCAGATGGACGTTCCTACAACAAGTCGCCTTTTAGCTTTGGTTAAAACTCACTTTTCTAATATTAAAGATTTGCCCCAACATAAATTCATTGTGATGAAGAAAAAAGGGGTCCCCCAGATCAACTTTAAACTTCTAGAAAAACACCTGGATAACTATCTATCCCATTGGTCAAAAACCCAGATCAAAAGTCTCTTGGATTCTGCCGATGACGCATATTACAATGGAGAAGCTTTCATGTCTGATGGACTCTATGATAAAATCAGGGAATCCTATACCCAAAAATATCCAGACTCCGCTAATTTTGGACATACTAACGCACCTGTCCATGGTGAAAAAATTGTACTTCCGGTTCCTCTCTATTCTATGGACAAAGTTAAATTAGGGAACTCGCAACTAACAACCTTTCTCAACACATACACAAATACTAAATGTATCATGTCAAAGTTAGATGGAACCTCCCTACTCTTAGACTGTAATGTTCCTCACCAAAAGCGAGCTTATACTCGGGGAAATGGTACTGTAGGTCATGACGTTTCTCAAATCATTTCCCATGTAAAAGGTTTGAAAGACATAGATAGTAATATGTCCGGTTACGTTCGTGGGGAACTTATTGTCTCAAAAGAGGATTGGGCAAAGGTTCCGCCAAGATATGCCAACGCAAGAAACTTTGTTTCTGGTGTAATTAACCGTAAAACAATTACACCTGGTGAATTGTCTTTAATCCAATTTGTAGCCTATGAATATATCTCAAAGGAGCCTATTTCAATCCAGGCTCAACTAAAATTACTGACTGAAAAGGGATTTAATGTTGTATACAACAAAGTATATCTATCTAAAATGATTACTGAAGACAAACTTCCTATACTATTGAAACAATTTAAGGACAAATCATCTTACGAGATAGATGGAATCATTATTCAAGACAACGCGCCATACGAAAGAAATCCTACAGGAAATCCGAAATATGCGAAAGCCTTCAAGATGGATAGCATGTGTGAATCAGCCACAACGGAGGTTTTAGAAGTTATCTGGGAACCTTCCAAAAATGGTGCTATCAAACCTGTTGTTAAAGTCAAGCCGATAAAACTCGCTGGTGTAACAATTCAACGAGCTACTGGGTACAATGCCTCTTTTATCGAAAATAATGGCATAGGAAAGGGTTCTCTCGTAGAAATAATTAGGAGTGGAGATGTAATACCTAAAATTGTAAATGTTGTCAAAAAATCTCCAGTCACCTTTCCCACAATGCCTTATAAATGGGATGCTAACCATACCGATATATATCTTGTCAATCTCTCTGGAAATAGGGATGTAGCATTAAAGCAAATAGAACATTTTGTTACTACCTTAGAAATTGGCTTTTACAAGAAGGGTCAAATAGCAAAGGGGTACGATGTTGGTATTACTGATTGTACAAAGTTGGTAGCGGCAAAACAGGAAGATTTTCTCAAAATAGCTGGACTAAAAGACAAATCAGCAAGTAAGATTATTGGTTCAATAGTTTCAAATTGTGAAAATGTACCTATTCATAAACTTGCTGCTGCTACTCCTTACTTTTCTGGTCTTGGGCGTAGACGTCTTGCTCTTGTTGTCAAAAATATTCCAAACTTCCTCGAGTTAGAAGATTCTATTCTTAAAGCAAAAATCATCACCATCGATAGTCTTTCAGATAAAATGGCACAACTTGTAATTGATGGACTACCCGCTTTCAAAAAATTTCTCGCATTTTATCAAACTATATATAGTGTGAATTCTTCTACAAGTACATGCTCGTCACAATCATCTAGTATTTCAGGATCACCTATTCAAGGCAAGTTAAATGGTAGAGTGTTTGTATTTTCAGGTATTCGTGATAAAGAACTTGAAAAACAAATCGAAGAATTGGGTGGTGAGATATTACCTAATATCACTTCAAAAGGTAATGTAACTGATCTAATTGTCAAAGATGTAAATTCAACCAGTTCAAAGGTAGTTAATGCCAAAAAGAAAGGCATCACAATTAATGACATCGAACTATTCAAGAATAGTCTATAAAGTTAAAAATTTGATAAAAAAAATATTTTTTTTCAACAAAAAACACTATGTTGCGGATTTCGAAAGACACTAACGGTAAAACCGTTCAATTTCCAGGGTTTAATATGTCCTTTGTCAACGTAAATCACTATTCAAAACCTAATAACAAAATAGGTATGTTTATGGCACCAAATCTCAAATTCAACTCACACATAATTAAGGATAACAATTTTCACATTATATTTGCGGTAGATAACAGCGGTTCTATGAGTGCGCCAATCCATAAATTTCATACGAGATTGTCAATTTGTAAATCCGCTATAAAAGAAACTCTTCGATTTTTAGCCTCAATTGGTGATGAAGGTATAAAAAACGTTTATGTTTCTATTATTACCTTTTGTTCTAGCGCAACTACAATTGTAGAGTACCAAAAGATAAATTCCGAATCTCTGGGAATGATAATTGAAAAAGTAAATAATGTACATAGTGAAGATACTACTAATATTGGTGCTGCTATTGAAAATATAGAGCAGATTGTATCTAAATACCATTCAGATAAAAACATCAAGATTTTACTTTCAGATGGACACATTACACAGGGAATGGATTCTAAGACAATTCGACAAAACTTCTCAAAGTATTTCCAATCAACAATAGGTATAGGTAAGGAAACTGACTATGATAAGCAGCTACTCAAGGAAATGTCGTGCGAAGATGAAGAACGTAGTTGTTTGAAGTCTGGGCAAATGAAAGACCATATTGTTGATAGCGTTTTTGGGAATGTTAGTAATATGGGTAACAATCTATGTATATATGGTAACATCCTTACCTCTAACTTGAATATTGAATCAAAAAAAATAACATCTGATACTCTGAATCTAAATACACACGTGTTTTTAACATTTCAAAATTCAGAACCTATTGATTTTTCAATCCAAAACGTTTCTACTCAGAGTGTTTTGGACAGTTTCAAGCTCTTTGGTGAAAGCAGTGATTTTGAGGAAGAAATATTCCTCTTTTCTCCTAATTACGAAAAATCAGATGAATCATGCTTTGTACACTATGTTTATGATGAAGAAACGGATAGTTATTCAATTAACGGACAAGTAGTTCTTGCGAATGAAAATAGTAAGTCTTCCAAAATGAGACGTTTGTATAATATCATTGAACAGTTTATAGAACTTTCAAATGTTTTTAAGAAATTAGATTTGGACACACCAGATAAAACCCTATTTACAAATATTCTGGATAAAATAGATAAGAATCTCTCAAAAATTCAAAATATGGATGATTCTCTAAGATACACTTCATATATATCATCTGTTCTTAAAGAATACAAAAGTTCGATAGAACCTCTTCTAGATATTCTTAATCAAAATAATTATTCATATGCTGTGTATAGAACTGCCTCTGCTCCCGTACGAATGTGTAGTGCTCAATCGTCTCGTAGTAATTTCGCTTTTATGGGTAGACTGGCAAGTCTAAATTATAGCAACCCTGACGGAAATGGAGAAGATAGCGATGAAGAGGCTAATGTTCAGGATTCCTCATTCGTACCAGTTGGTCCTCCTATATCGAGAAATCGTCGTTTTCCTCAAACCCCTACAAAGGTAAATAAAGGAGGGGATACTACTCCTATGTATAATTTCCAACCTGACCCAGTTCCTTCTACACCCACAAATCCCGTATCTACAATTCTAAATAGTGTCTCTTCTACTACTATTACACCTGTATCTACACCTCCCTCTTTTGATGATTTTGATATTCCACCTATTCCGGCTGATTTGCCCTAAATATATAAAATTTAAGACTAATATTAAAATAAATTATTTTATTTTTAATATTTAAAAATATATTAACAAAAATGTAATAATGTTAAGTCCTAAATCTAATAATTCAGAAAATATTGTAGATATAGTTGATACAACTGACTCAGAACACAGTGATGATAAAAAAAAAGAATCTATTCAATCTAATGAATTGGGTAATAATGTATCCATACCTATATGTCGTAAGTGTGGTCTGGTTGTGGGGGAGGATTGTAAGTGTTGGGAGCGTCAGTTAGAAACTTGCCAAGGATGGAGCCAAATTAACCAACAAAAGTTAACATGGCTTCAACTCAGACTAAAATATAATTATGAAATAAGTAAATTTTTTTTTTATACTTTAAAAACAAAAGAAAATAGATGGTCTTGGTTAATGATCGTTCTATCATCATTAACATCAACGCTCAGTTTATTAAATAATGTTGAAAATGAACCCTTTATCCATTTTTATTTGACAGTGAAGATCATTCTTGTCATGTTTGCCTTATGTATAACATTGATTGCCGCATGGATTAAAAAACAGCAATATGTAGAAAGAATAAATGATATCGATAGATACGTCCAAAGAATAAAGTTGCTTATCGAAAAGGTAGATATGGAATGTGTGTTATTGCCTTGGGATAGAACCCCGTATGATGAGTTTAAAAAAAGATATTATTCACAAATTTGTGAATGTTTAACATGTCCATCAATAAATCCATCAGAATTTAAGAAAGTTGTTTATCAAATTTCTAAGTATCATCCGGAAATTATAACATCAGGACATTGTGATGAACAAAAATTATGGCCTTGGTACGGTTATGATTTTGCAAATATTAATTTGGAGCGAACGGTGATTAGACCACTTACTACATTCGGTAAATTAATTATAGATTCATACGAATCACAATTATGGTATAATCGACTCTTTAATTTTTTCTTATGCAATAAACATGATATGAGTGAGTTAAAAGCATGTGAAATCGCAGAGAACTTGGAAGAAATGGATTTCTACCCAGAACCCCAATCAATGCACCACCGTCGCACCGACCCTGTTGTAAGGGTTGCCTAAAATTTAAGACTAATATTAAAATAAATTATTTTATTTTTAACTATTTAAAAATATTTTAACAAAAAAATGTAATAATGTTTAGTCCTAAATTTGATAATTCAGAAAATATAGTAAATATAGTCGATACAATTGATTCACCTAAGTGTGATGATAAAAAAGAAACAACTAATCAATCATGTGAAACCGAAATTACAATAGAATGTGTTGAAAGTAACACAGAAGATTTTATTAAAGTTTCTTCAAATATATTACAACAAAGACTCGGATTTTTGGAACTAAATAAAAACATACTTTCAGCATGTAAAGAAAAAAAACAAATCCTAGATAACTATTATGATGACCTCAACATAAAAATATCACTTATACAAACATCTGTAATACTGTTTTCCACGATTTCGGCATTTCTCCAAGGTCTTAATTCACAAATAACTTTAGCTGAAACAACTGTATTTATGACTACATTAATCATCTCAACCTATATAAGTCTTGTTTTATCATTATCTAAATTTTTCAAATTAGATGAAAAAAAAGAATCTGCCCATAATTTAAGGGAAAGATTTGCTGATTTTCATAATAAAATACGGCTAATTATAGATTGCCTTAAACAATGGAAATCAAAAGGATATATAAATGAAACTAATTACTTAGAACGAAAACAAAAATGGGATTCATATTTTGATGAAATGCAGACTTATTTTATCACACAATTAGAAATAAAACAAGACCTTTTTATGTCTTTTGAAAAAATTTTAGATTCAAAGCAGAGAAATAAGTATACAATCAAGATTATGAAAATAGATCATAAGGACCAAACACTCATAGATGATTTGACTTTAAAGAAAACTAAAAATGAATTAGAACATGATGCTACTATAGCTAAATTAAAACGATATTGGAATGAATCAAATGAATTTATTTAATTAGAGCTATAAAATAGCATGTATTTAAAGATAAAATCATACTTATATATATTAAATAAATGAATATAATTAATTGGTTTATTACTCCTAAACACCATATATTAAAAGGTGACGTGGTCTTAAGTGCTTCTGAATTTATGGAGAGAAACAATAATCTATCCAAAAATAAAAAAAAACAAAGAATTGATTTAAGTGGTCTTATTTACGAATATAAGGAATTAGGTAAAATACACAAGTCTTTTCAAGAAGATAAAAACTATACTATTATTACTAGAAATGGTCAACAATTTATACTTAATTGGAACTATATGGATAAATATTTTATGGATAATCATTTAAAATCTACACAAGAATATTTAAAAGGGTTAGAAACCTCAAAGATAGAATATTTAAAAACGTTAGAATCTTTAAAGGTTAAAATTTGATCTTTTTTTTTTGTTTAAAATATTTTAAAATCATACCATGTTCTCAGAAGAAGTATTGGAACAAACTCTAAATTTCCAGTTTCTACGGGAAAACATTTATGGCGAAAATGAAGGACTACATATTCCTGGAAGCCCTTTCTGTAAATTTCTCCAACAAATAATGGATGCGTCAGATAAAGATGGAGATGAAGCTAAATTTGATAGCTTTAATGCTAAACTTATGAAAGATATAAATGATGATGTAAAAATACATATTTCCAATAAAACTATAATTTTGAAAGATATACCTGATTATTGGGCAAAATTACATGAAATAGATATGGCTGAAGACTGTCCTGATGAGGGAATCTATATTGAAGGAATGCCTAACATAAATGGACTTATTATATCACTTATGTTAACATGTGCTATCTCAAAAGATAGTGGTTTAGATAAACAACTAAGTTCAACAATCTTGGCTATGTTTCAGAAACCAACAATTTCTGAAATATATGATGAATATGTACAACTATTTAATACTTTTATTGATAAAATCTCTGGAGAACAAGATAAAGTAAAAGAAGCAGTCCTTGGACTTGGTGATACCCTAAAAAAAGCTGCCGAAGCGATCGATACTAGAATAACAATACAAAATAATAGAATTGCTGCGACTGAATTTGTAAAAATATTTTTGAAAAAATATGATATAAATAATCCAGGATATAGCACCTCATGTTGTATTACTCTTGACGATTTTGTACATGGTGAATCTATTTTTACCTTGCCTTGTGGACATAGTTTTAGTATGAAGGCACTTCCAGGGGTTTTATCTTCAAGCTCGTCATTTAATGAGTGTCCTATTTGTAGAGATGACCCTTTAAAAAATAAAACATTTTGGGAAGGAATAGATAATATTAAAACTGTTTTACTTGACTATGAAAACAGTGATGAGATGAAATTATTGAATAGATGTAAAGAGCAAGCCACAAAAACCGCTTCAAAGTGTCTTGGTGAATAGACTAAACCATTAAAACAACAATTATTTATATCGTATAACTATACTTCTGTTAATGTATCTAAAAAACCATATGTTACTTCTTTTATGATATTTGAGTCTCCTACCGTATTGGTCATTCCATATATAGCACATGTTCCACTTGTTTTTTTATTTGGATTTATTTTAGCATATGTAACAGACTCATTTAAGTCTTCTATAAATTTCAATAGTATTTTATTTTTTACATGTACATTTGTTAAACATATATGAAATGCTTTAGGATTTTGTAGAATATTTAGATTCCAGCCTTTTTCACTCATCTTAGACCCTACAAGATATATATCTATTGTATCTGATCTAAGTGCTATAACAGAAGTAGCTGGTGTACCTATTACTTTTATATCCTCTATCTGCATAATACTATGTAATAAAGCGTTTTTTAATTTTATTATATTTAGGGCACTTTCTGTGTATCCTTTAAGTCCATAATATAGAAGAGATGCCCATGTAGTAGCAACTATAACTCCTGAACGAGAACCTGCTATAGTAGGAGTTGCGTAAATTCCACCACTCCAATCAGTATTTACAAAATATTGATATTTTCGTAACTCTTTATTTTTATATAGAATTATTGATGAACCTTTCATAGTAAATCCATATTTATGTGGATCAGCAGATATACTTGTAACACCCTCCAAATTAAAATCAAATTCATAATTAGTTATACCTATTTTCTTTATGAATGGTAATACAAACCCTCCTAAACAACAATCAACATGTAAACCTATATTATTTTTAATTGCTATATCTGATAATTCTTCTATATCATCTATAACACCATGTGGAAATGATGGAGCTGAACCTACTAAACATATAGTATTACTTGTTATGGATGATATTACTTTCTTAATGATAACCTTTCCTGTATTATAATCAACAGGAACTTTTACCATTTTTATTCCAAAATAATCTCCAGCTTTTAAAAATGAACCATGTGCTGATTCAGGAATAATAATCTCAGGGTCATATATTCCCTTATTATCACGATAATAGTCTCTATAAGCTTTACATGCCATAAGTATACTTTCCGTACCACCACTTGTTAAATTTCCACAACTTTCACTACTACCATTAAATAGATTTTTAACCATATTTATAATTTCTGATTCCATTATTCTAATATCTGGAAATACATCTGGATGAAGAGGATTACTATATATAAATTCTCTTACAGTATCTATCATTAAATTATTAAATTCTGGTTCATTACCTAAATAAACTGTACCTGATACTTTTCCATCTTCTGGTCTAAATTTTCTATATCCTTTATAGTTTAACGCTATCTCCTTTATATTTGCTACTGACATACCTGTTTCAGGTAGAGAATTTCTATTTTTATAATCCACTATTTTAAATTCTTTTTTTATCATACCTACGGCATCTGTAATTCTATTTTTAAGATATCTATTAACATATGGAATATTATTAATAACACCATATACTGATAATCTTGAAAAATATGTTCTTGATTTACTATATAAATAATAACAACCCAGTGCTATTAAAACCTTATCTACTTTATATTTACCTATAATCTGATTTAAATTAATACCTTGAGGTAATTTTTGGATACTATTTAAGGTTTCCAAAAATAATCTTCCCTGTTCTCTATCCATATAATAATTATTAAATATATAATCTTTAATTTTTTATAACTTGATTCTAATAATAGTTAAATCCCTGTTATAAAAAAATATAGTACAATTAATACCATTACTAATATAAAGTAGCGATCTCTATATATCTCATTAAATAAAAAATCAAAAAAATCAATCATAATACCATAAAATACAAAAAAGGCTTTATATATTTATTTAAAGTCATTTTTCTATATGAATAGGTATATAAAATGAATAATCACGTTAATATGTTTTGGAGTAAATATGTATATTTTACCCATGGTGTGTATGGGGAAAAATGTCGAGCACTCATCCAAAATGGAAAAAACAAAGGTTCAAGATGTAACTATAAATTTAGATGTAAGGGTCATTTTTGTATGAGACATTATAGAATGATTTATAAAAAATTATATGGAAATTAATTTATCTGAAATATATTTATATATTATATTATTTTAATGCATAAATATATTTGTGATTATAGATATGGTAATAAATTTTGTCATAAATTATGTTTAGCGTGTAAGTCATACCTTACTAATCATATTAAAAAACCAAAAATACCTAAAACTGGTGAATGTTGTGGAGATTCATGTTCAAATTGTGTATGGACTACTTATTTTACAGAAATTGACAATTATGATAAAAAAGTAGAAAACACACTTAATAATGCTTTCCAAAAAGCAAAAGAAAAAGAAGATACCATGAAAAATACATGGAAACCTTATAATAATGAAAGACATCAATAAAAAAAAATTTATTATTGTCTTACAAGTTTATAAATACTTATACTACTGGATAACTCGGTTGCATCGCAATTCCACATTGTCCTTGTTTTGCCTCGGTATTACGAGCCATCTTAATATATCCATTATCACCCCATGATTCACCCCAGCTATTTTTAACTAGCCAATAATCCATACCATTTTCAGTACCATATCCTACCGCAAGAACACCATGATCTAGTTGAGTTCCACAAGCTGTATCGAAAATTCCGCTCTTGTAAAATTGGAAGGAAGGTTGGTCAGCTTCAATAGCTACACTTACAGGTTGTTGAGCAACTGCTTGTTTAAGTGCCTCTTCATTATTTTGGTCAACATCAACAAAACTACTGAATGTAGCCGCATGTTTCTTGGCTTTGGATTTATCACAAGTTCCTGAACGAGCAAAGTAAGGATAATCCTTTTCAGTATCAATTCCATTATTATCCTCTACATATTGAAATGCGTAATCCATAAGACCTCCAAAACAGCCATGATTTCCTTCAGTTGTGCTACAATCAACCAGTTGTTGTTCACTCAGACTAACTAGTTTTCCAGTTTTTAGGAAATGTGCACCCTCCATAGAACCAGTAGCACTAAAACTCCAGCAACTTCCACATTGCCCTTGGTTTTTGACAGGAGTAACCGCACCTTTTTCAGTCCAATCAACCGTATCGGGAACAGCACTATTAAATGCTACCGTTCGAGAAAGTCGTCGAGATGGATGACTAAGACTGTTGTTGAATCCAAATCGAAGTTTACGCCATTCATTATAAGTCATATCCATATATTCATTTTCACCAAGACTGTAGTTGTGTCCACGACTATTATGTTGTTCAATTAGATTATGATTAAGCATGTATGTAAGTTTACGTGAAAGCCATTCAGCACTATCACGATATTCTTTATTATACTTTGAAGCCCATTTAAAGAATTTATAGTCCATATTTTGGTCGGTGTTTTCTCCAATAGGATAAGAATCAATTCCGACAGCAAGAAGACAAAATAGAGCAAAGAGAGTTGTTTGAGTTCCGAATTTCATTTAATATAATATGATATTGTGATTTATCTTTAAATAATTTACATCAAATTTTTCATATAATTTACATCACATAAAAAAATAAACTTAAAGTTATTTTAGATACACCGAACCACTTCTCCTTCTATATGTAATCTTATGTTTTTACTTAATTCATACTTTTTGTTTAGCATTTTATCTACAATTTCGATCAGACCTTTTATACTTTTTTCACTTGGCATATTAAAACCTCTCCCATGACTATATCTTTTAAAAATTTCTCTCACTAAATGACTATTTTTCCTTAGACTCTTACTTAGAATAATACTATGATTATCATTAAGCTTATCCAGACAAGGAGTTATTATCGAATCTTCAATTAATTCACCATAATTTTCTAAAGTTTCCGCAAACCTTTCTAAATTATTTATACCTTCGATACCATATTGCTCATGATATGCTTTCATAAAACTATTTCTAAACTTTCCCCTGTTACTCCATAATGGAGTAGTATTATTAAGATAGGGAATCTTATTATTATGTGAATAGCTAATTATTTCTTCCTTATCCATATTGACAAAAGGTCTTAGTATTTGAATACCATTTATAGTATTTGTTACATGTATTTTTGATAGATCAAACATATGTTTATTAGTACTTATATTAGTTAATATATTTTCTATCTTGTCTTCTCTTATATGTCCCAATACAATAGGACATCCTATTATCCTATAACAATTAAATCTAATTTCTCTTGTAATACTTTCGTAATCATCTCTATTAATAATTCTTCTCTTTATGTACTCTATATTATAGTTATACAACTCTACGTCTAATTTATTACAAAAATTCCATATCAATAATTTTTCTTTAGCACTATCTTCTCTATTATTATATGTTATATGAAAAGCACATACATTTATATTTAGTTTTTTTTCTAATCTTTTAAGTATATACGTTAAAACCATAGAATCAACACCTCCTGATAAACTAACACAAATATTACCCTTTATCCTATTTTTTAAAATTTTATATACATATTCTTCAATTTCACTAAGTTTTGACTGAGTTAAATTGTATTCTACGTTTTCAAAACCTGTTGGAAGAAAACCATCTATATTACAAATATCTCCAAAATCTATATTATTACTTACATTGTATTTTTTATTAAAACCTATAAATAACTGAGATTTGCTTGGAAAGGTTAAAAACACATATTTTTTATAATAATCTATATAAAATCTTTGTAAATTAGTTAAATCACATAATTTAACATTATTAGATTCACAATATATCTCAATTACTTTATTTACCAATGTAAAATATTGAATATCTATATGCTTATATGGCATTAAAACAAATATTAATTCATGTTGGTCTAGTTCTAAAAAATCTCCCTTGATTATATCACTTTCTATTCTTATACACATTTTAGATGCTATCATCTTAAATTTTTTTATATTTGTGTATTTTTTACCTAAGGTTCTTGTAAATTGGTCCAAAATAATTACTAAACTTATTATAAGTTTATTTGATAACTTTTTATAACTATTTTCACAATTTTTATATGAAACTAGTGATTGAAATAATACTTTTACATATAGATTTAAAAAATTTTTTTCTATTTCACCTAATTTTAGTTTTTGATCTTTATCAGCTATAGGTATCCAATGTCTATGAAGATTCTTAATCTTTGGATTAAACCAATAATTATATACACGATTTAGTGACATTTTTTATCACTTAAAATAAAATTATAATGATCAAATTTTTAAAAAGCATGTATAGGGATTATATTAAAATTTGATCATTTTTTTAAATTATCAAAATTCAATAAATGCCTGAAGATACAAATACTATTCTAAATCCTATAAATCTCTCTAAAGGAACATACATAATAACTCTTTTATCACAATTCTTTCCTTTATACATAATTACACATCTTTCAATATTATTGGGTTATGATTATAAGCGTACTCTTGGTACTTATGTTTTAAACGCACTATTACCTACTTATTCATTACAAACTTTTTTACACCTGTTCTTAGTATTTCGTCTTACCATACACATTATCAAAAATGGATTTTCTAGACAAAAAATACCTGAAAAAGAATTATGGGGAAATTCTAAAATATCGACAATTCTCTATAAATCTATTCATCTAATTGCTTTACCAACATTTGCTATAATGGTCATGGTTTTCATTACCAAATTCAATATAGACTATTATTACGATAAGCCCTTTATACCATTGGTAAATCTTATATGGGGATATGTATTATTTATGTTTATATTATCAGGGATTCTAATAACTGGAGTATGTTGTGCAGGTTTAATACTTTATAATAATAGACGTGGTAACAATAATGATATATATGAAACAGTTAGACAAAACAATAGGAGGAATATGATTATAAGATACATATACAATTTACCTATAATCTCTTCATATACACAAAATAAAAAGGTATATGATAAAGGAAATATTTGCCCTTACTGTTTAGAAGAAATAGAACCATATAAATCAGGTGTAAATAATGATCAGATGGGAATAGTTGGTTCATGTAATACAAATCATAAGTTTCATATTAGTTGTATAAAAGAACATGAAACTTATTGTAGAACAAGAAATGAAGAATTTAGATGCCCTTTATGTAGAGAATTATGGACTAATATTATAATCTAACAATGAGAACCGTCTAAAAAATTAAATCGTTCTGGACATTCTTTACATAAAAAAACTCCAGATATACTATGATAACCATGCTGACAAAATTGTTTTTTTAAATCAAAACAACCAAATATCTTATTACATAGAGTACACTTATGGTCATCGTTAATGATTTTGAATGGATTTCCCATAATTATTACTTATATTTTCTAAAAAAATTATTTTAATGTACTTTTAAAATACAGATATTTACTTCTTTTAAATAACATAGGATTATGTTATCATTTTAAATTGACTGAAGTCCTTGTGTGAGACAGGATAAACATATAAAGTTTTTTCCTATTCCATGATATCCTTCATTACAAAAATGCCATTGTTCTAAATTTAAACAAATATATGTTTTCTTACAAAAAATACAATTATGTCTATTAGTATTTTCATCTTCTATACTCTTTATTATTTCATCATTATATATAATGAATGGTTTTCCCATACATTAGATATATATTTTTGTTTTTAAGTTTAATTCTAACTCTCTTTTACTTGACTTTGAAGTATATTATATATTAGATCCGTTTTATTTAAAGAAACACAACCGCTAAACATTCTTACCTTACATATTAAAATTAAACTAGGTTTATCCATCTTATTTAATTCTTTTTTTGTATATACTTTTTTTTTTATATCATGGTAATCTATTTCAGGCACTTTAGCTATAAAACGGAGTGTCATTCTTTTTATCATTTGTATAAATGTTTTAATATCTTCCGTACTTAAATATTTAATTCCTGGTGGAATGGTTTGTAATAGCTCAATCATAAATACATCTCCAACTGTTCTTACTTCTATATTTTTATAAAAATTATATTCTCCTATTGGGTAACGATAACTAAATATATCTAATATTTGAGGTAGATTATCATATAATTCTAAAATATATATTAACATAATACAGTTCCATAGACCACAGTTAGCTGAATTATTCCAACCTCTTACTGGAGTTAATGACATATCTAAATCATGTATAGCATCCTTGTATTTTACACATATTCCATATCCAAAACCTTTTACTGGTTCATTATATGGAGGAAGTCTTGGTATATTACATGGTTCTTTGTCTTTATATTCATTTGTGTATCTTTTTCCATTAGGGTCATATATACTAAATCTTCCTTTATCCTTTTGGATTATAATTCCATGACTATCTTTATCAAACTCAATTGTATAAAAATATAATCCGTCTTTCTTTGATGTTCGACTTTTGTCGTCATTTCCCATAATTATTATCGTTCTATTTTTATTTTTTGGTATAAATCCTCTATTAGGTCCTCCATAAAAAACGGGAAATTTTTTTGACTGATAATATTTTATTAAATTTTCTTCTAAATTAGCTAAAATCTCCTGCGACATACATTGCATTTATTATATAATACCAAATTAAATTTATATACTTAAAGATAAATTACACTAATATCATTATAAATGAAAGCATTAATTCTTATCGCACTCTTACCATCTTTAGTTATGGCTAACTCATTACCGACGAGTTTTACTATAGACCCTACCGAACTATGTCCCCTTATTCAACAAATAGACCAAAAATTGTGTCAATCTGGTCAATTAAACAATTCACTTGATTTCGATCCTACTAAATTATGTCCTCTTTTAGAACTTTACGAAGATAAATATTGTAATGGAAGTAATAGCCATGTGGGTTTCAACCCAACTGAACTATGCCCTCTTTTATACCTGTACGAAGATAAATATTGTAATAGTACTAATAAACATGTAGGTTTCAACCCTGCTGAACTATGTCCCTTAATTGACTTAGTAGACCAAAAACTCTGTAAATCGGGACGTAAACATGTAGGTTTCAACCCTGCTGAACTATGTCCCTTAATTGACTTAGTAGACCAAAAACTCTGTCAATCGGGACGTAAACATGTAGGTTTCAACCCTGCTGAACTATGCCCTCTTATTGATTTAGTAGACCAAAAACTCTGTCAATCGGGACGTAAACATGTAGGTTTCAACCCTGCTGAACTTTGTCCCTTGATTGTCAAAGTTGACAAAAAACTCTGTGAATAGATACATTTAATATAACACCTAATTATATTAAATTTATCAATTTATTCAAATAATTCACTTATACAACCTCCAGAAAAATGAGTTAATAGGATAACAATTGTTGTAATAATTATATATTTAATTCCATTATTAGTAAAACTTTCTTCTCTTAACTTTGTTAGATAACCAGATGAACATATAATTATTATATATGCCCAAATAACTGATATATATCTACTTGTATCTAGGTTATTATACATTAAGAATGGTATCAAAAAACTCATAGATATTATGAATTTAGAACCTATTACACCTATTGCCTCCTTAAGAGGTTTATATGAATCATCTTCTAAATTACCTGCTTTCTTAGACATATACATACCAAACGCATCTGAAAGTGTATCAGAAATTGCTATAGTCAAGATAGATACAATTATCGCTATTTTTGAACCTGTTCCTGAACTCATACCCATTATTAGTCCTATTGTTGTAATTGCACCCGATATTACTCCGAAATATGTTCCTTCTATATATTCATTCATATCCATTTATATTATCATTATAAAAAAATTATTAAAAACATTATAAAATTATATATAAACAATTTATTTAATCTAATGTATATGAATTTAACAGATAATGAAATTAATAATATAGATAATATCGTTTATAATATCTCTGAAAATATAGATTTTTTGAGTGATCCTAAACAACTTTTAGATATAATTCCTGATGATAACCAAATTGTATTATTAGGTGAGTGTACACATGGAACTCATGAATTTTACGATATTAGAAACAGACTTACTCAATCTCTTATTCAAGAAAAAGGATATGATATAGTTCTTTTAGAGGCTGAATGGCCAGATATTTATAGAGTAAATAAATATATTAATAAACAAAATAATGACCAAACAGCAAAAGAATCACTTTCAAATATAAATAAATTTCCTCTATGGATGTGGAAAAATAATATTATTGAGGATTTAATTGAATGGCTTAGAAAATATAATATCATAATGAAAGAAAGACAAAATAAACCTGCCTATATTTTTGGTATGGATTGTCAACAATTCTTAAAATCATATAATGATCTAAAAAAATACTTAGATGAAATTGATCCGCAATTTTCTCTATATCTCAAAAGATTATTTATTTTCCTTAAAAATATTAATAGCGAACATGAATATGGTAATAGTATAGTTAATGGAGATTTAAAAAAATATATAGATACTATTCCAGAAATATTACAAGACTTTTTGACTAATTTTCAATGGGATAAAATAGAACAATATTTAGATAATATGGAAGAACTTTCTTTAGATCCTATTGATATTATTTCTGCTGAACAAAATGCTGAAATTATAGTTAATGCTGAAGAATATTTTAGAAAAATGGTATCAGAACCCCCAGGTTCTCAAGTATCATGGAACACAAGAGACCAACATATGCTTATGACAATAATGAAATTACGTAATCGATTTGAAAAAATAGATAAAAAGGGTAATATTCCTAAAATAATTGTTTGGGCACATAATAGTCATATTGGAAATGCGAATGCTACTAATAGAGGTGGTAAAGAATTTTTGAATAATAATACTTGGAATCTTGGACAGATGGTAAAAGAAAATTTTCCTAAATCAACAGTTATTGGCTTTTATACAAATTCAGGAACAGTCACAGCAGCCTCTAATGGAAATAAATCACACGAAACATATACCCTTAATCCAGCATCGTATTATTCATATGAATATTTTTTTCATAAAGTTTCTCAAAAAAAACAGTTTAGTAAATATTTTATTAATCTAAAATCCTATAGTAATGAAGAATTCTATGGACTTAGCACAAAAGATATAAATAATCTACCATTAAATGTTCAATATAGAACACTACATAATAATTGTAAAATTACTGAGGAATTTGATTTAGATTCAAAAATAGTCAACGAAAAATTAGAGGAAGGATATCGATTTATTCCTATAGAAAGAAAGGTTGATAAATATGGTATTACAAGACTTTTAATTAATAATATAGGATGGATAACTGAACATATACCTTATTCTCCTATAACAATTAATTGTTTACCTGTAAATACTTTGTTTTATCAAGAATTACCTAAGTTTTTTAATAGTAATCTTCTTCAAAGATGGATTGGAGTTCAATATTGTAAAAATACTGAAATACAATCTCATTATGGAAATAGCTGTTTAGCTAAACAATATGATTATGTTGTATATTTAGATAAAACTAACGCCATAAATCCTATATAAATTTATCGCCTTTGATCACAAAATTCGGTATATTTAGATGCCATTTTTTTTAATTTTTTACTACTTGTAGATGACCTTTTTCTTCCAGCATACCAACTATAATCACTTCTATTACAATGACCACGTCTTAATCCTTCCCAATTACCATTTTTATCACCTACCCATCTTGCTACTACTCTATTATTTTTGGAATCTGTATATTCTACTCCATTAAATCGGGAGATAGTGCCTCTACTATATTCTACTCCATTAAATCTGGTCATAGAACCATCCTTTTGTCTTGACCCACCCCTTCTACTTCTATCTTCTGTTTCATCTGCGAAACCTATACCTAATTCACGTCTTTCTTCTTTAGACATACTTGCTACAAAATCTACAAGTTCTTCATATTCTGGTGTTCCTGGTTCAGGTAAATTATGTTTTAAAGCTGGAGGAGGACTATTTGTAGTCGAATGAACTGGACTTTTTGTTGAACCTTTTCTTTTAACCCTATCTTTTTGTTTACGAAGTTCTCTTACACGTTTTATTACAGTTTGCTTATCCTCTTCTTCTAAAAATCCAACCATTTCTTCCGCAACTATATCTTTAGAATCAACTATCTTTTTAGCAATATCTTCCAAAAATCTTGGATTAGCACCTCTTCCTAATTGAACATAATTATTAACTATTTTTCTTCCTAAAGCACTATCAACTCTACATTTTCTATTTGTTTTTGGATTGACTATATATTGATATTCCATTTATATTATAGTCAAATATTTTAAAAAAAACTTAGAATATATAATTATAACCTAGTAAACTAAATTAAAGCAAGTGCTGTCTTAGCCTCTTTTTCAGCAGTGAATAACCAACCTAATGGTATACCATATATAGGATTTAAACAAGTCCTCCAGGGCTGATATGGCTTATTATATCCCCATGACATTATAGATGAATAACACTCTGCCATATAATAGAATTTTTCATTACCAAACATAAACTGGATTTTTTTATTTGGGACTTTTTCATATGATAACGGTAAAAATTCTACAGATATTTCTATCCTAGGACATATATTTTTAATCCATTTTGTTTCCCAGTTTATTATATTTTTAGATTCTTTTATGTAAACATCTCTTACAGATTGAAAATATTTATTACCATACTTGACCATTTTAATACTACAAATATAGAATCTTTTATTTTCATGGCTTTTTACTACAAGTTTATCACCATGTTTAACGTTAAATATATCACATTCTTTTCTACATCTCCAGCAAAAATGAGTACATCCACACCTGGTATACTTTGTATGTTTAAGATTAGATAATGGTTCATCCCAAAATTTATTATGTACAACATCTTTACTATAAATTAGCTTTGAACCTATCTTTTCTCTATTCCAAATAATATCTTTTCCCTTAACATTGGGCGAACGTTCAAGATAATTTATTATTTCATGTATAATTTGAAATCTATCTTTTAACTGTTGACTAATAGATACATTATCAGACTTATTTGATTTAATTATTTTTGCAAACTGATTATGAGTAGGTATATTACTCCCCCATAATAACTCTGTAGACATCTGAACATATGTAATACAATTATGAATAAGATTTATTCTAGGTGATATATTTGTCATATCCCATTTTATTCGATTTCCTTTTAAATCTACAAATGGAGACCCCTTTTCTAATAAATTATTATATTCGTCAGAATTTTTATTAGATAATATTATAAACATAAACATGTGCTTATGATTATCTAAATAACTTGAAATTATTTTTAAGATGTCATAAGGTAATTCTATAATACCAGTCATAATAGATTTTAAACGTTAAAAATTAAAAATAAAAAATAAAAAAAAACAAAAATCAAATTTTACCTTACTAAAAAGTATTTAAAAAATTTTATATAGTATACATAAAATGAATATATTTATCAATAAACGACTTATTAATGAATATAAACAAATTCTTGAATCTCCTATTGAAAATATAGAAACACATCCTACAGAAGATAATATTTTAAAATGGTATTATTTATTAAAACCTAACTCTGGAGATTACCAAAATGGACAATATCTGGGAACTTTAGAATTTCCGGAAGAATACCCGATGAAACCTCCAAAAATAACTATGATTACCCCAAATGGACGATTCGAAACTAATACTCGTCTCTGTCTTTCTATTAGTGATTTTCATCCTGAAACATGGAACCCTTCATGGAATGTTGAAACAATTCTTATAGGATTAATAAGTTTTATGCTTAGTGAAGAATATACTGAAGGTACTATTGGTTCTATAAAAGATACTTCAGAAAATAGAAGGAAATATGCCATAGAATCTATACAATTTAATAAAGAGAATATTATCTTTAAGGAACTATTCATAGAATCGGGTAAAATTCTATACCCTAAAAGTGAAAGACTGGGAAAAAGATCAGAGAAAACGAAAATGTGTCGATTCTGTTTTAACAAGGGTGATGAATTGATATCACCATGTAAATGTACTGGTACAAATAAATGGGTTCATCCTAAATGTCTTGCTAAATGGCAATATACATCTATACTTTCTCAATCAACACATCCTAAATATCAAACAGGTATAGAATACAAGTGTAATGTATGCTTATCTCCCTATAATATAAAAAAATTTACCAGAGAAGATTTAATGTTGGAATTTACAGGTAAAGAGATAGCAAATATGATAAGAAGTGGTTACTATATAGTATCGGGTGAAGAAAGCTCTAAACATAATGAAACTATTATTAAAAAACATATTGATAATAAAGAAGTAGGAGAAAATCTAAAACATTGGACACACGGTGTTTTTCTTATTACTAATGTTATACATCAAAGTACAGATATAAATCAAGATGGAATTCATGGTGTAAATTTAACAAGAAAAATTATGTTAGAAGAAGGCTATACTAAGCATTATACTATATGGCAAAATTATGGACATTTTATAACATTTTTACCACCTTTAGATATAAACCATTTTATTGGAGGTCCTTGCGAACCATTTATACCTTTTTCAATTTGTAAAATAAAAAAGAATATTATAGATAATAATGAATTACAAAGAATTAATGTAACAGTAATAAATAATTTAGTAGAAAATGAAAGTGAACATATTTTTATCTTTGGAAATACACATATAATTTTTGAAGTATTAAAACAAGTTCCACACTGTAATGTATTTGATAATAATAAAATTCATATTAATGTTTTTTGGGGATTAGCTGGTTGGTCAAGAACACAACTTTTGGGTGAAATTGCGAAAGGTGGTTGGGGACTTATGCGAGGTAAACAAGAAGAAGTTTTACCATGGAAAAAAAATATATGGCAAAATGTAATTGAAAAAAAACAACCTATTTTTGCTGGAAAAAACGATTTCTCAAGCAAATACGATTAACGTTTCAACAGAACAAAGAGGCTTAACATAACGAGGAAGCAAGTCTAATTTATTTTTGTATTGCTCTCGAAATCTCTTAACATCCTCTGGACTCTTTATACTAAGACTTATATCGAGATTGTATAGATTTTTTTTGTTGAAAATATTAGCTGCTTCGGCTGCCTTCTTGAAAATTTCTAGCTTATCTCTATGTTTTTCTATAACACATATAGATGAAGGAATACTCATATATCTATAGAAATTACCATATCCAACACGTCCAATAAGACCAGGTAGTATCGTTCTAAATGTTAAGTTTATCCTTTGTTTATGTTTTAGGGTTTTTGGATAAGATTTAGCTCTATGCATGTGATTACTAAAGAATATCATTGAGTTATTCTTTAGTGATTTACTTTCCCATTTTCCGCTGATATCGTCTTGAATTTCGAAATTTCTAAGTTGGTCTGGTTCTCCCTCCGGATAGAGAGTCAAGCTGGCAATAATAGAAGCACAGGGTTTACCATTACTATCTAGCTCATTTTTCTCAAGCCATCTTTCATCATCTCTATGACCACTTATCTGATGTGATGCTTCTGTATAATTATTACATATTATGATATTGAACATTCTATCTACATTTTTAACCGAAGAACCATATAGCTCTTTTACTACAGTACGTAAATGTAGTATAAGTTTAGCTAGTCCCAAAGGAATTTTACGCATTTCATAGTTTGCTGTTGAAGATTTAGCACACTGAAAAAGAGGATAGGAAACGGTATTTGTTTTTCCAAATCCCATTTCTCTTATGTAGAAAACTTTTTTACCTGATTTTCGTATAATATTTCCATTTCCTAACACCGAAACATTTCTAGGAGCATAGTTTCCTGGAATTCCTGCGGGTGCTCGACACCAAGGTATATTAGCAATATCCGATTTAACGTGTTCCAGTAAGTGGCTTGGTATGATTTTATCTTGATAGAAAACTCTGTTCATTTTACGAATTTCTTAAAAAATTTTCATAAAATCAAATTTTTGACGGATTTTCTCTAAAGAAAAAAATTGTTTTTCCTTAAATATTCGATTTACTATACGTATTTTGTAACACATTCCATAAAAATCTCTCGATTACATGATATATTAAATTATTTTTAATTATTATATAAAGTTATTATCATTATTATAATAAATAATGAACCGATTTTCACGTGTTATTACACAATCTAAAAGTCAAGGAGCATCACAAGCTATGCTTTATGCTCTTGGTTTAAAACCCCATGATATGAATAAAGCTCAAATAGGTATAGGAAGTGTATGGTATGAAGGTAATCCATGTAATGTTCATCTCAACAAAATTGCTAAAAATGTTAAAATAGGAATTAAAAAGACTTGTGATGATAAATTACTTAGTTTTCGGTTTAATACTATAGGAATAAGTGATGGTATCTCTATGGGAACAAAAGGAATGTTATATTCTTTACCATCAAGAGAAATTATAGCGGATTCTATAGAAAGTATTATGAAAGGACAGTGTTATGATGGAAATATCTCTATAGCAGGATGTGATAAAAATATGCCAGGCTGTTTAATGGGAATGATTAGAGTAAACAGACCTTCATTAATGATCTATGGTGGTACTATTAAACCAGGAATACATAAAGGTAAAAATGTAGATGTTGTTACCGCCTTCCAAAGTTATGGTGAATATATAAACAATAAAATAAATGATGAGGAAAGAGTTAATCTTTTACAAAACTGTTGCCCAGGTCCAGGTTCATGTGGTGGAATGTATACCGCCAATACTATGGCGTCCGCTATCGAAGCAATGGGAATGATGTTACCAAATAGTTCATCTAATATTGCCGAAAGTGATGAAAAACTATTTGAAGCGTCTACAGATGCACCTTTAGCAATCAAGCATTTATTAGAAAAGAATATAAAACCTTCTGATATAATCTCCAAAAAATCAATTGAAAACGCAATCACTGCTATGATAGCGTTAGGGGGGTCTACAAATGGTGTATTACATATTTTAGCTATTGCTAAAACAGCAGGTATTAGTATTTCACTTGAGGATTTCAATAGAATCGGTAAAAGAGTACCTGTAATTGCTAATATGAAACCATCTGGAGATTATGTTATGTATGATATATACAAAAATGGAGGTATTTCAGTTTTCTTTAAATATTTGTTAGAACAAGGATTATTATATGGAGATTGTCTAACTATTACAGGACAATCTCTTGAAAAAAATCTTGATTATATTACATTAGGAAAGACACATCAACTTTCTACCGATATATATAAAATAGATAATCCAATTAAAAATGATAGCCATATACGCATATTTTATGGTAATATTGCCCAAAAAGGTGCTGTAGGAAAAATTACAGGAAAGGAGGGTGAATATTTTAAGGGACCCGCTAAAGTATTTGATACAGAAGATGATTTTATGGAAGGTTTAGAGAATAATAAGATAAAAGACGGAGATGTAATAGTAATAAGATATCAAGGACCTGTGGGTGGACCAGGAATGCCTGAAATGCTTAGACCCACTTCTGCTATAGCAGGTTATGGATTATTAGGTAAGGTAGCATTTATAACAGATGGAAGATTTTCAGGAGGTTCACATGGATTTATTATAGGACATATTTCACCTGAAGCACATTTAGCAGGTACAATAGCAATTATAGAGAATAATGATATTATTGAAATTGATGCTAAAAAAAACACAATTAATCTTAAACTTGGTGAAGAGGAAATTCAAAATAGATTTTTAAAATGGAGAGTTCCTCGTAAAATATATAAAGGATATCTTAAAAAATATTCAAAATTAGTTTCATCAGCCTCGGATGGATGTATCACCGATTAAATAAATTTAAAATTTTATAAAATATTATAAATAAATATATAAATGGGAACTACAACCAGTATATGTAGTAGTAATAGAGAAAAGGATTTTGCCGTTTATTTAGATAAAATTTTAGAATTACAACGTGAAATTGTTATCAAAGAATTAATATTAGAAGAAACTCAAAAAAAATTATCAACAGCTAATAAAATGTTAGAAGATAAAAAATTTCAAGACTGGAAACATCCTCATTCATATGAAATGAGGAATAATAAAAAAGGTTATAGATAGAATATATAAAATTATTTATATATTTTATTATAATTTACTTAATGCATTTTCTATATATTTTACAATTAATTTAGTAGAATCCATTTTAGGTATTTCAAGCTCAAGATTATTATTATTATTTATATTTTCCAATTTCTCTAATATTTCCATACTTTCCCTTTTATAAGTATCTTTAAACATATCCACAAGCTTTGTTACCTCCTCGAATCTTTCTATTTTGTCTTTTATATAATCCTTTTTTATATCTTTTTTTATTTCATTTTTAAGATCATCTCGTGTTTTAAATCTGTTACGTAATCTATCAAATCTATTATTATAATTCATTTATATCATTAAATATATTATTTTATACTTAATTTCATCCTATTTAATAAGATATGGTTTTAATTTTCAGAAAAAAATACGCTAAATTTTTTTGTATAATTATAGTATAAGGATGACCGCAATCCGTCCTAGCGATAATGCTCTTCGTGAGAAGATAGAAGAAGACAAATACTATGAAGTATTAAATGTCATTAATCAAAAATATACCGAAATGGAAACATATATAAGTAATCTTGAAAGTGATATATCTAGCATTAAAGAGTTTGAAAATGAAATGAAAGCCGATATGGAAAGAGGTTATGATGTAGGAACAGCTCTTGATACACTTGGATTCCAAAGAGAATCTTTAGAAATTGATTTAGATTTTTTTGTTCACATGAAAAAAGTATATATGAGAAAACTCTATGGTGATTTATATCAATATTGTGGAAATATTATAGATAATGCTCTTGCTATAGAAGACCTTCCACCTAATCAAACTAAAGAAGAAGCTAAAGTAAGAAAATATGCTGGTTCTAAACCTTATCCAGGTGATGAAGAAAATGGTGTAACCTATGATATGAACGATATATATACATTAATTACAACCACATCCAGAAATCTTAGAGAATTAGCAGATGATATTGGTAGTTTTAAAAATAGAATAGATTCCGCCAAAGCGAAAGAAGCAAGAGGTTTTAGTGTAGGAAATTTAATTGTTAATTTAGAAGGACAACAACAAAAATTAACATTAGAATTCACAGGATATGTAGTAAGACTTGCTAAATTTTTAGACCAAAACAAAAACTTTTCATCCAGATGTTTAAATAGAATTAAGATGATCTCTACTGAAATTGTTACTGCTGAAGAATTACAACAAGCCGAAGAAGCACAACAACAACAACAACCGGCACAACCGGCACAACCAGAACAACCAGCACAACCTAGTGCTTAAATAAAATAAAACATATATAGACTACGAGTTGAATATTATAAAATACATAGTTTATAATCTCCAACCTTTTGAAGTTTTTTGATAATTTAAATCATATACTCTTTCTATTTGGATTTTTGTTGTTTCTAATATCTCTAAAAATTTAGATGGATTACATAACATCAATTCCGCTTGATCCTCTAAATTAATATATCCATCATGATTTCCATAATCACCATTTATTAGTTTTTGACTAAAATAATAATTTCCATTAGCATTTATTTCTAACCTATAATCACTATTAGTATTAATATCTAATAAATTTGGTTTTCTTTTTAACCTAAATTTATGTAAATATCCTGTTTTTAATCCTAAACATTTGTTTTTTTTATATTTATAATAAATCCATTTTACAGACTGATCTTCTTCTATAGAAAACCAACTTGGTGAATTTATATTATTAGGATCAAAATCATTCAATGTTCCATGATACACAAATTCCAGATTATCGTTAGCTTTATCTATACTTTTTATTTTGTTACTTTTTATACAAAACCATTTCATATATATGGTTATTATAATATAGATATATACTTTATATATTATTTTATATCTTTTATATATATAATAATGAATTTATTTGGTTATATTACTGAAGAACAAATAGTTGAGGGTGTTTTGGGAGCCTCCGCATTTGTTATTTTCTTTATCTATCTAAGAGAATATGTACAATGGAGTGTAGCATTAGAGAGTTTTGTAGCATGGACGCTTTTCTGGTGGATGCGTAAAGTAGGAGTCACTCTTTACAGAAAATATAAAGCTAAAGAATAAGTAATACTTAAAAATTAATTAAACATATATAATATTTTATATGATTAATGGTTTAACTATTGTTAAAGATTTTATTACTAAAGACCAAGAACTAGAATTGTTAGAAAAAATGAAAGACCTAGAATGGAATGGAACTCTTCTAAGAAAATCTAGACACTATGGTTATAATTATAACTATAAAACAAAAAATATTACCTATGAAGATTATTTAGGAAATTTACCATCATGGTTAGATCCTTATATTCTTAAAATTTTCAAATTTGGCTATATTTATGAATATCCAGACCAGGTTACTATTAATCGTTATTTACCAGGAGAAGGTATCGCAGCTCATATAGATGTTCCACGAATTTTTAAAGAAAAATTGTATAGTATAAGTCTAGGTTCAGGATGTAATATAGTTTTTGAAAAAGATGACGAATATCATTCTTATTATATACCACCTAGAACATTTATGTTAATGGAGGATAGTGCTAGATATTTATATAAACATGGAATACGAAGATTTAAATCAGATATGGTTTTAGATAAAGAGGTAGAACGAGATATAAGATATTCAATTACCTTTAGAAATGTTATACTATAGTTTATACCCTCGGAAATCTAAAATGGAATAAAATAATAAAAGTGATGGGTATGAGATTCGAACTCATGCTCATAAATTTCAGAGACCTGGAGGATTCCATCGCCTTAACCACTCAGCCAACCCATCAATATGATGGTATATGTTATCTTTATATCAATATCATTTCGTTCCATTATAAATTTTTAAAGGGTGTAAACTAATCAATTTTAGGCAATATCCAAAATATAGGATTTATTCTTAAGCCAGAATTTACTATGATTTAGAAATCTCCACATAGGTCTATCTGCTAAGAGCATTGTTCTTGCCCCACTCAAAATTTCACTTATTTGATCTTCGTTCCAATCATACGAATAGTCTTCTGAAAATATAAAGTTACCATTCATCAGGAAATCCTGTACTTTATTAAGCTTAGAGGATATAATATCCTTCATTTTTGTAAATCTTGGGGAATTTTTTAACACATTATTGTAATTATAGATTATCCAAGCCATATCCATTGCGTAATTAGCCCACTGGTCTGGGTGAACAACAGGACCATATTCAGCCACAATGTATTCTAGTTGACTGCGTAGTTGAAGTTCTTTTCTATTATACTTCTCATTTCCATAATAGTATACAATCTTTCCACTCCGGAGTTTCATATCTTTTTTTGGTTAAAATTTATAAAAAAAAAACTATACTTATCAAATTTTTTTTGCTTCTATAATCTATAACCTTTTGTTGTTTCTAATATCGCTAAAAAAGTAGATAGATTACAAAATACTTATTCCACTTTATATTTAGAAAGGTAGCCTATAAACGTAAAAAATTTGATATAATATATTAATAATTAAATCACATTAATTTTATTAAAATGATAGTTGACAGCGATAGCTATAAACAGGTTTTCACTCTCCCTACTTACCTTAAACCGGTTTTTATTACAAGAGAACCTACTATAAGTCCCTTTTCTCATAGTTTATATATATATACTCTATATGTTCCTCTTAATAATAAGAGTAATACAGTTTTAAGTCTAGAAAACTATTTTGTTAATACCTTAACTACTCATATTACTAATACAAAACAAGTTTTACCTATATTTAATAAAAGACTTATTCATTTTATTAAAGATAAAAACATAGATGCTATAGATTTAACAATTGACGAATGGAATGCCCTGTTTACATATGGGTATCTTCCTGAACCATATCATGATAATCAACCCATAGAAACTCTATATCATGATACATCTCAGGTAAAGGCTTTCATAGATCCATCAAATCCACATAATGTATTAATTGGGACATCTAAAATGATATAATTATATACATATTTCTATAAGAAAATCAATATTTTTTATACTATAGTAATACTTATTATCTACATTCTGATTTTGAGCATGCCTTTTTACACCATTTGTATTTATCTCTGTTTTCTTCTCCATCACAAAGTCCCTCTACCCATTCAAACCATTCTTTTGCTATCCTAGACCTCTTTATTGCCTCTTTTGCCAGATAGTTATCTGCAGTGTAATATGCTTTTCCTTTAACTAAGAATGAATGAACTCTGGCATAACCCCATTGTTGACCCGTAGCTCCTGGTCTATGACCGGTTCTCCATGCTGCTAATCCTTTATTATATACTTTTTCGATTATATCAAACGGTACACCTGTAAGTTTAGCTTTTTCCTCTAAAGATGTAGCATTAGGAAAATATTTTCTCCATTGTTTAGTATATCCAGATAATTTTGTCTTAATACGTTCTCCATCTCTGAAATCTGTTTCAAAATCTTTGTAGGCACTTGCGTCTTTATGGCTTTTTTTTGTACCTTCTTTCATTCTTTCAAGTCTTTTTTTTGTTTCCTCTACGGTGAGTCCAGTAAAATATCCCTCTGGAGCATATACATTCGCATTTTTGAGTATTTTTGATTTTTCATCTTTTTCTTTTTGAGAAAGGGCTCCTCCAGATTGAGATATGTAATTATTAAGTATCTTTTTACCAATTTGACTATGAATACTACATTTTCTATTTGTTAGCGGATTGACAATGTAATAATAATTCATTTATAATATATTCATAAAAAAATACTATTTTGTAAAGATATTAATTAGACTAATGTTAAATAAAAAGGGTAAGAAATAAATAATTATATACATATTTTCATATGATATACACCACAATTATTTAAATCTGCTACTTTTTTTTCTAAAAAGTATGTAAACATAGCTATAAATCCTCTATGTGAAACTATACAAATATTTTTATATGGAGAAAGTGTTATTAAATCTACAAATTCTTTAACCCTTTCCATCATAAATTCATATTGACGTTTTACTATATATCTATAAAAACAACATATAGTTTTAAATTGGTCTATTTCTACAGGTAAACTATCCAATTCATCCTTTACCATTATAAAATTTATATCTGGAAATTTCGTTTTTTTATATTCTAATGGTTTACGAAAACTTGAAGTACAGTTTTTGTATTCACGTATTAAATCATTCCCAAAAATAGGACAATTTGAATTTTCAAATATAATAGATGCTGTTTCTAATGTTCTATCTAAAGTTGATACATATATAACATCATAATTTGTTTTAGATATATATGAATTTTTTACTTTTTTACATTGCCTTATACCATTACTTGTTAATTTAGCATCATGTATATCTTCTAGCTGTGAATCATCTATCATATCTCGTGATAAATTATTATATGCTTCACCATGTCTTATCAAGACTATATTTCTCTCACACATACTGCTTACTATTTAATAATATTTTTTTTAGTTTTTACTTAAAAACTAATTAAGAGTTTATCTATAAATGCATATATTTCAACCCTCAAGAGAAGAATTAGACGAAGATTTTAAAACTTCATTTACATTTGATAATGATGATGAGAAAGCAAGTTTTAGTGAATGGTTAAATAATATGGAAATTGATTTTATTAGAGCTAAAATACCAGTAGTTGTTGATGGTGTTATGAAACAACAAACATGTATTGTAATTAATAATGAATCTCAAAATGAATCAGGCGAAGAGGATAGTAATAATCATGAAACAAATAACGAACCTGACCAGATTAGTATTGTTGTCGATGAACAACCTAAAAAAAAGAAAAAAAAAGTAAAATCGGACGTTGACCTAAATATATAGATAATAAATAAATAGTTTTTATTATCTATAATATACTACAAAATCCTCTATTTTTGTATTTTCTTCTATTTTTCCTAACTAAATCATTTTTGATACTATTATAATAGGATTTCATAGTTGATATATTTATAAAAAACGAGCTAAATAATCTATATATTCACTCATAGTATCCATAGAGGTTTTAGATAAATTATTAATTTTGTTTTCTATTTCATTTAACTCATCCTGTAATAACTTTATAGATTCTTTTGTTTTTTCTGGACTTTCTAATGTTTTTTTATGGTTTTCTATAATCTGTTTTATTTCAACTTCTATTTCTTGAATTTTTTCTAAATTCTCATTTCCATTGTTTACCTTATTTTGTAGATTACTTAAGATTGCCTTATTTTCTTTATTTATAGTATTTACTTTTTTTATTTGTTGAATTAACATTTCTTTTTTTTCTAACAATAGGTTTGTTAAATTGGATTCTTCTCCTTTTACTATTGTCTGTTCAGGTATGCTTTTCTTTGATGACATACTATATTATAATAATTTATTTTTATTTAAAATAGTTTATTTACTTATGGTTTTAAATTTTAGATTTTTAATTACTTTATATAGCATTTCTAAAAAATGGCGTAATTCCATCATATGGTACCCAATTATCGCCTGTTAATCTACCATCTTTGTTAACAAATATAGGTTCAGTCTTTGTCATTCTTTTAATAAACTCTGTATACACTTCAGCATGTAATGAACCTCCATAAAATATTATATTTCTTGGTTGAGAAAACATTTCTCCCCTACATGCCTTTGGTCCTCTTTCCATTTTAGATTTATCGAATTTAGCGAACATTCTACATAGAGTATAGATATCCATTATCATTATAAGAGAACTAAAATCTAAAATATTATCAAATTCTTTATCAACTATTTTATTCCATATATCTCTATTGTTATAAAAATCATCTTTCGTTAATACTGACTTTTTAAATTGTTTATCAATAACACCTTTTATAAATAAAGTGCTATTATTAATTTCGTCGATATGTTCTGAAAGATGTTTTACATAACCAATTAAACATTGTATTAATTTTATGTGAAGTTCTGGTTCCTTTTTAACAATATTATTTTTATATAATAAATTCATATAATCCCTGAATTTTTGTTCATCCTGAAAAATTATGTCTATAACTGAATCAAAAGATTTCTTAGTTAATGGAGTATATTCCTTTTTATCCAATATAAAGTCAAAGCAATTACCTAATATATTATTAATAGTTTTTAAAGGATATAATATAGGTCCTTTTGCCATTGACTTTATCATAGGTGGGTGAATAGGTGAACCAAGGAAATAATCTATTATATACTTATCAATACTTACTTTTCTTTTTAGCGCATCAATTATTTGATTATTTATATTTTGTAAAATCTCTAAACATCCTTTTATAATGGATTCTTGTAAATGATAAATATTCATTAGATTTACGTTTTTATTGTAATCTGAATGGTCATATATTTGACGAATATCAACAAAATGGTATCTGAAATTAGGATAATTTACTACCTGTGAAAATGTACGGTCTTTTATTTGGGGATTAAAAATATTCCGCAATTTATCTATTGTATAACCTTCTCCCCCTCCTCCTACTCTATAGTCTATTACTGATTTGGATTTTATAGTTGGCAATTCACGATATTCCATTGACATTGTTTGTGGGTCAATACTAATCATACTATTTTTAAACATACCCTCTAAAAAGAAATCAATACAACCTTCATATGTTTTTGCTATATTTTCGATCCAGTTTGGAAAATATTTTACTGACAAACTTTTTTCATCAAAAACATAAGGAAGATGGGCCTCACCAAATATTAAAAAATTTCTGGAAAAGGGTTGGTCTTTTTCACTAGCTAATTTAGCATTTAAAAACCCACTTGCATAATTAGGTCCTATTAATATATTTTCATGTTTTGGTTCACGAGTATCAACTCTTGGAGAATGTTCTACTGGTCTTTCTCTTGCAACCCCTTTTAGGGTAGAATTATGTTTTCCTTGTGCTATTAATTTATCTTTTCTATGAATATTTGCTGGATTATGTGGACAAGTTGATTTATTTACTCCATCCGCACCACAAAATCCACATGCTCCTCCATTTTGATTAATATATTGACTCAATATCTTTTGTCCATTACGGGTATGGATACTACATTTTCTATTAGTTAAAGGATTTACAATATAATTGTAATTCATTTATTATAGATAAATAAAATAATTTCATATATTTCTGGTTTTACACCAACTTATAACATATACATATCATGTTTTCTATTTTTAATTTCAGGTCCCCCCTCAAGTCTACAAGGCTCTTGTCTAACAAATTTCTGAATATTATCTTTGAAATGCTGAAGTATAGCTTTTAATATATAATTAGGATTCTTGTTTGTATTATCTAATCCAGTTGCTATTCTTGTTTCAATTGCGTTTTTATAATAATAGATAATATCTGATGTATATCTATTAAAAATATTTTTATCAATAGTACAAAGATTACCCAATCTTATTAGACCACATTTATAGAAAGATTCTGTTAATGTATCAGTCATATCGTGACATTGTAAATCAACACCCCAATGAGTAGCTCTACCATATACTTGATCTCTATCATCTCTATCCATTCTGGCAAAAATACATTTACTTTCATATCCAGTTAATAGTAATATAGTTATAAAGAGTAGACTATTACATATACAAGAACACGAATTTCCTGGTAATGCCTTATAAGGGTCGTCTTTTTTTATTTGGGAGTTGTTAAAATATCTAAACATTCCCCAACCACTTGCGTGTGCCTTTAAACCACGTTCAATACCTGCCTCCTCTATTGTTTCAGAAAGTAGTGTTCCTATATGTCTAACAGTAAGTTGTTTTCCTATTTCATTCCAATTCCATTTATCCATTATGTATTCTTCATCAATTTCATGTTGTGGAGCCAGATCATGTGTTTGAGGAGCATATCTCTTTGATAAAAAATACATTTTTAAAAATGGACGAATATTATCAAATTCTTTATTTGTTCCATGTTTTTTTATATCCATATGGCTATTATATTGTTCTACATAGGCGTTAAATATTCTTCTACCAAAATCTGCCTTTATATTATGTAATTCTCTTAATAATAGTATTCTATTATGATTAAAGTCTATACTTTCCCAATAAATTTGAGGTTCTATACCAGTTACCCAATGATATGGATTTTGTTTTATAGAATTTATATATCTGGTTTCCGTTATTGGAATACCAAAGTATAATGGATTATGAAAAGGTATTTGTTTTTTACCAAGTTTATATTTATAGTCTTTGTATTTAGGGTCGTCTGAAAGATATACATTATCTAAACAAATATGCATTAATTTAGAACAAACAAAATCAGTATACAAATTTGCGTATATTAAACCCAATGGATGTCTGGTTTGATAAAACCGATAAAAGTCTTGTCCAATACTTATCATATGCTCCATCGCTTCAGAATTCTCTACATTTACCCACATAGTAGAAATGTCATCTTTATTTTTCATTGCTTGTATACAAACATATTCTCTTGCGTTTAGTAATAGATTGTTTATTTTTAAAGTATGTTCATCAAATAGTTGTTTTAAATTTTGTACTATTGGTTTAGGTGTAGCGGCTTTAGGTGTAGGGGCTCTTGGTGTAGCGGCTTTAGGTGTAGCGGCTTTGGGTGTAGCGGCTTTGGGTGTAGGAGCTTTGGGTGTAGGGGGTTTGGGTGTAGGGGGTTTGGGTGTAGGGGGTTTGGGTGTAGCGGCTTTAGGTGTAGCGGCTTTGGGTGTAGGTGGTTTAGGTGTAGGGGGTTTGGGTGTAGGTGGTTTAGGTTCTTCTCTGGTAACTACTCTTTGTGTAGGATGTTTTTTTTTTCTACACCTTCCTGTTTCACCAAGTTCACACTTTTCAGGATTCTCTTTTGCCGTTTTAGAACATCGGTTGGTTTTAGGATTAAATCCGCATTCATTACCTCCATCTTGTATAAGATACTGGTTAAGTATCTTTTGTCCATTACGACTATAGATACTACATTTTCTATTGGTTAAAGGATTTACAATATAATTGTAATTCATTTATAATATATCAATATTTTAAAGCGCATTTTCAAAGAAATTATAACCTATATTATATTTAGATTGAAAACCATTTTTATATTGTTTTTTATCAGTAAAATCCACACAAGTTTGTTCCTCATTATATATATTAAAATTATTGATATTCTTTTTGTTTAAATTTATACTATCTATAAATCTTTTATATATATTAGTATGACCTTCACCTCCATAAAATATTATATTTTTAGGTGTAGAAAATAGTTTACAATTATTTGGTCCACGTTCCAATTTATCTACATCAAATTTAGCAAACATTCTACATAAAGTATATATATCCATTATCATAATTCGCATATAAAAATCATAAATATTAGGATTTTCTAGGTCACCTTCTTCAACCCAAATATCTTGGTTTTCTTTAAAATGTTCCTTTGTTAAATATGATTTTCTAAATTGTTTATCAATAACTTTTTTAATAAAAATAATAGATTTATTCATATCTGGAACATATGATGCTAATCTATTTAATTCTATTGTTGTTAATCGTATAAAATTATTATATTTTTTTATTCCTATTATACTTTTTAATAGTGTTAGACTAGGTTTACTTATAAGCATTTCCAAAGATTTGTATTTATTTCCTTTAATTTCTATAAAACTTGTATCATTTAATAAATAGTCAATCATATTAAAACTGTATGCTTTTGATATTTTTTCAACAGAATCAAATAATTCATCATTCAACTTCCTATATTTTAATGCTTCAGGATGTTCTTCTCCCAATGACTTAACAACAGAAAATTCTTTTTCACTAATCTCTTCGATAAAGAATTCTGATATATCGTCTTTTAAAGTTTGTAATATATCCCCCACATTATCAAATTTAGTTAAATTAGTATCTTCTCCTATCGTTTCTCGATGATGGTCATGTATTTGTCTAATATCTACACTATGATATCTTAAATATGGATATTTTTTTACATTATCATGGTCTTTGTCAAATAAGTTTCTTAAAACTGTTATTGTAACATCTGGAACTACTTTTTGTGCGTCTTCCAGTCTCTTAATAAGACTTGCCTTTAAACCACCCGTATAAAGACCTAAATCTTTTAACATTGTTCTCAATTCAAGAACAGAAAGAGAACCTAGATTAGTTTTAGTTCCTTTTCCACCTGTATATATTTTAGGAGCGAGTGGTTTTATATAATATCCTTGTTGTGCTTCTCTTATTGTCATACCTTCTAAGAAAAAATCTATACAAAATGGTGAATTTTTCCCTACATATTTAATCCATTCCGAAAAACAATCTAATTTATTTGGTGAACATTGTCTAAATACATCATGAAATTCTCCTAATAATAATATATTTCTCTTATTTACTTTGTCTGCTGATATCATTACATTTTCAAAATATGATGCGAATCGAGGACCTTTTAAAATCTTTAATAATGTCTTATTTAAAAAATCTTCTTTTTTTGATACACCTACTTTAGGTACTGCTTTTGGTAGAGGTACAGGTTTTGGTATTCGTTTTGGTATAGATACTACTTTAGGTACAGGTTTTGGGCGTGATTCTACTTTAGGTACCGGTTTTGGAGGAGATTCTACTTTAGGTACAGGTTTGGGGGGAGATGCTACTTTAGCTACATCTTTTGGTTTTACTTTATGTTTTTCTGGTTTTGGATTTTTGGCTGATGGATTCTGAGGACAGGTAGCCTTAGTTACACCTTCTGCTCCACATATACTACAAGCTCCACCATCCTGGATAATATATTGATTTAGTATCCTTTGTCCAGTACGACTATGGATATCGCATTTTCTATTCGTTAAAGGATTTACAATATAATTGTAATTCATTTATAATATATCAATATTTAAATTTATCATAGCGATTTGATTTATAATTATGATACACAATAATGAGTACAATGAGATATATCCACTCTTTTCACCTTCCACACTATCACATCCTTATCACTATTATCATCCTCATCACTATCATCATCATCACTATTATCATCCTCATCACTATCATCATCTTCATCACTATCATCATTTTGATCACTATCACTATCTACGTACCATTTAGGTAATACTTCAATATTACTGTTATTAAACATATTTTCCATATCCTCTATATTTGAAGTATCCC